CAGTCCGTACGGGAATCGAACCCTAGAGTAATTGCCTTGAAATGGCTTAAAATAGCCGTTCTTTCAATTTTTCTTTGAGTACCTTTGAGTACTAGGGACTCATAATGCTTCAATTAAGTCAAGTTCCTGTCTCTTTTCCTCAATTCCGGTACGATCAAAATAATAATGATCTTTTGTGCAACTAATGTCTGTATGCCCCATAGTATCAAGGATTGTGGACTCTTTCACTTTTCCGTCAAGCAAGATACTTCCATACGTCTTACGGATTTTGTGTGGAGATTTCACTTTCATTCGCAGTTCATGTTCGCAGATATACCGCAAACGTTCACGAAAGTTGTAGGATTTCAACCGTTCTCCGTCTCTCTCGAATAGATATTCCCCGAAGGGATTTCTCTTTCGTACTTCATCAAGAATCCATTTGTACTTATCCGGCAATATGGCAAATCGCAATCCGGCTTCTGATTTTGGAAAATCTTTGACTTCATAGCGAAAACCATCATCATCACGATAGCGTGTTTCTGTAGAGTTTATCGCAACCGTGTAATTTTCAACATCTTTCCGCTTTAATGCCGACAATTCCCCGACACGTACCCCTGTCTTAAACATAAATAACAATCCAAGGTTCACGATATCCAAGTGATTCCTTAAGTACATCTCCATGCGTTCCTTTTCATCCGGCATATATACTTGGTCTTTTGCCTTTCGGACTACGTGCTTAAACGCTTTTGGCGATATATCCATATCTTTCAGCGTGTATGTAATAGAAAACTTAACATACTTCTTCCGCTTGGCATACTTAAAGATTCCGTATATCAGAGTCCGGAAGTTCGAGAATGCCTTGGAAGTCATGTTGAAATCATGGATGCTGTTCCGTATAAACGTTTCAAGCTCGCATTCGTCTATCCCTTTGATTCTCTTATCCTTGATACCGTCAAAGTACCTCTGAAAGTCCATTAAGTATCTGTCATAGGTTGCCCTGCTGATTTCTTCAAGTTCCAGCTTTTGCGAAATCCAACGGTTGAAGATTTCCTCTACTGTAGGATCATCCTCCCTCTCTTTCCAATAGTCAATGATTTTCTGCTCGACCGCTTCTCTGCGCTTTGCCTTAATTTTACGTCTGCCTTTTACTTCATCCGGCAGATATGAGTACCAGTTCTCATCCTTTCCTTGATAGATTTTATAAGGGTTTTTGTTGAGTAATTTTTCTCTCTTTTGCATAGTGACTTGTTTCTGCACAAGTGCTATGTCTAGTATGCCACTATCAACGGCATATTTCAACAGTTCTTTTTCATCCAATCAAATACCCCCGTTCTTTCTATTTTATCTTTTATATCTCTCACTCTGTACTCTATCGTTCTTAGTGATAGATTTTCTTTTGTGGATATTTGCTTTTGTGAAAAACCACGGCAGAGAAGAGAGAAAATCCTCTCCTCTTCTTCCGTGAAATTGGCATTTTCTTTGATTTGTTCAAGTTCTGGCTTAATGAATTTTGTAAATTTCATAAGCCATTTCTCCTGTTAAATATAATCACTTAATCTCATTTGTGCCATTTCGGTATCTAACCTCTGCTTTGATACCTTGTAATAGTATTCGTCAAGCTCAAACCCGACAAATTTATGATTTGTGTTATAGCAAGCTATTAGGCTACTGGCACTGCCTACATGAGTATCAAGGATAATATCTCCGTCTTTTGCGTATCTGCTTAAAATCCATTCGTACAATGCAACTGGCTTTTGATTTGGGTGTATTCTTTTCTCGTTTTTACTTTTGTCGCCTTGCATTAAATGACCTTCTGAAATACTCTTTCCCTGTAACATTCCATTCCACATAAATGATATTTTTCTTACTGCAGTATCAAACGAAGTCCACGCAAGTTCACAATCTGCAAAATCTGTGTTTCCATTTACTTTATCCCAAACAATCCAACAACTGCTATCGTATGGAATTTTGCTTATAAAATGATTTGCACCCCATATAATTTGGTTTTTTGATACTCTGAATAATTCCCCAAAATAATCTTTATTCGGTGCCTTACTATCATTTCCGATATAATCCTTATAATCAGTAGGCTTTGCTAATTTACCCCTGCTCTTGTTTTTACCGCCGCTTTCGCCAATTCCATAAGGCACATCAACAATCGCAAGGTCAAAATATTTGTCGGGAAATTCTTTCATTCCTTGCATACAATCCATGTTGTAATATCCAAAATCTAACATTTTCTCTTACCAAAAGGAAACCTCGGTTTTATGTGCGCACAACCTATTCCTTTCTTTGATTTTTAGTTAGTTATCTTCTTTTCTCTTAAAATCCTCGCAAGACACAGTAAGCAAGCAACCGCTTTTTTCGGTTTCCATTCCTCCCCAATATGTCTTGTATCTGTAAGAGTTTTCGCATTTAAAGCAGAAATCCTTGCCATTGTTCAATTTGCAACTTGTCTTTTTATCTTCCAGCTTTTTCCCGATACTCTCGTTTATCCTTTTGAGCTCATCGACCTTTTTCTGCGATTCCTCAAAATCTTCAATGAGTTTATTGTATTTCTTCTTGCTTAAAATCTTCATTCTGAATTACTCCTTTCAGTTCAAACTTAAATAACACATAATTCCACATTCCGGCATGATCTCTGTATTCATATCTCCCCGATCAGGATCTAACTCATCCAGATATACCGGTCCGTTTTTGTCTTTCAACATGGAGTGTCCGACTTCTCTTTCCAACTTCGCCCGACTTTCGAATACTTCCGGGAAATCTTTTCTGATTCGATTCCAATATCCCATACCGCCTTTGACGCATCCGATACAGTTGTTGTTCGGATAGCCAAGTTCATACATCCGAGGTCGGGCAAAATCAAAAGTCCGTTCAAACAATCCATGTACCTCTTCTTTTGAGAGGTTTTTGTCAATCAGTGGAAATTCGTGTGCGGCTTGCGGATTTGCTTCAATCGTCCGCTCTGCCCGGTTCTTTTCCTTAAGGTCGAATCCCCAGACGTAAATCAATTCACAATCCTTATGTCGTTCCTCCCACTCTTTTCTCACTCTCTTTTTGAGCCAGTTCGTGCAGGGTGCAAATCCATTTGCCGGACTTCTGAATCCTCCGAATGTCCTCACGCAATCCTCTACACATCCGTACTCGCTTGATTTCAGTATCTGAATTTCTTTCCCGATTGCTTTCTCGCAATCTTTAATAAACCTGATACTGTCCTCATGTTGGTCTGCAATGTCAATGTAAATCCATTCGTCTACATTCCCTGCTAAATATCCAGCCATAAAACTTGATATTCCTGCGCTTACCCAACATACTTTTAATCTTTTCATGACAACCACTTAACAGAAATAATCCTGTGTCCGTGGATAAGGAATTACGGCTTCCCATAGTGCCTGCTGCACTGCAAATTAAATTCCTTTTGTTCTCGCCTTTCTTCACCTTTAGGCGGTCAACCTTGGTCTACCAAGGCTTCTGTCATTACTCCTTTCTCATTCCATTTGCTTTTAAAATCTCATCTATGCAGGCATTCCAGCCTTTATCAAATCTTCCATTATCACAATAAGCAGGATGATTTGCTTTCTTCGGCAGTTCCCGAAGCGGACAAAATTCGGGTCTACATGCTATATAATCTGTTACATCCTCTCCAATTCCCGGAATTCCACAATACAATGTTTTTTCTCCGTATCTTGGTGGCTGCTTATCATCTACGAAATCGCACATATCGCATGATTCCGGCATGTCCATAATCAAAACTGCTTTAGCCATCTTCCACCTCCAAATTTACTCAATGACAAAATCAAAATCAGTGCAGTTAAAGTCCGTTTCTTTTTCTGGAATCGGCATACATACTCCAACTGCATCTTTTACGTATGGCACTCCGTTTATCTCAATAACTTCCATTGGATAATAACCGAAACGTCTTTTGTAACAATCAATCTTCTTGCCTACAAGTTCCTTTGCATTTCCTTGATATAATTTCACCCTGCACCTCCTAAATCATCATGCTTCTGGTTTTTCGCACCGCTCAAATTCGATAACCCAAACCCACGGATTTGCACTCCAACCATAGCTGCCAAGGTCGGCTTTCTTGATGGTGGAGTTCCAAAGTTTTTCCCATTCCATCATCACTTCATCACATTGACTGCATTGTTCTTCTGTCCCATAACAGCACTGCGAACCGCTTTCTCCGTATGTATTAAGACAATCCAAACAATCAGGATAAGCTCCCTCTTTTATCACATCAACCGGCTTCATCTCCTGCAACCGCTCTACCCTAACATTCGTAACTTTAAGCCAAATACGAGCCGCTTCTTTCGGCATGTGAATGGATGGGTGATAAATCAGCTTTGACGATTCCTTGAATGTAGGTAGGCCTGCCAGCTTATCACTAGCCCTGTAAATATATGTTCCATCTTCATATCCTTCGCTCCATGTTTCTCTCACGTACAGTATATCGTCCGTGTGATATGGCGGATTCCATCGTTTGCTTAATTCCTCATCCTTTATATTTTCCGGAAGCTTATATTCTTCGCCCCAAAGTTTGTGTGCTCCCCTGTTTGGATATGTCCATTTTCCTATACAATCCTTGTGGCTACCTGCATATGTATAACATAGCCCTGATTGTGGTTGTGGCTTTATCACACGTCTGGTGCAAGTCTTCCGTCCGTCCAGAATTGCCCGAACCATCTCGGTGTTAAATAAAATTGGTTTAATCGCCATCTGCACCACCTACCTTTAGTCTATCAACTTTATCGCTCAATTCTTCTATCTTCTGCACTGCTTCTATCAAGATTTCTGCATTATGATTTATCGCCATTGCAAGTTCTCTGACGCTTGAGCTTAACGAAATACCTGTTATTTTTGTTACTGCTTTATTCTTCCATTTCATCTACTCCACCGCCTTTCACAATCTCGATTGCTTCAGTGGTAATCATTTCTTCTGGTTTCCCATGAAGCCTAACGCCAGAATTATATTCTTTGCTTCGCTGCTTTAATTTATCCACAACTGCATCCACATCGTAGGCGGTTGGAACACTCTTTACTTCCTTGCATAAATTGTGTATCAACAAATCAGTATTTTCCTTGCTGTCATCAAAATGATGATTGGCAAGCAATGATATTACATCATCTGCATCAATCAGTCTTCCCATCATTCACCTCATCTAATCCATCCAACGCATAACAGCCGCTTAAGCCTTTCAGCTTTACAACTACGGTTCCGCATACACTATACGGCTCACTTGTAACTTCAAAAATCTTGCCTTTATTTTTCTCTGACACATAGTATTTGTCGTTTATTACTACTTTCTTTCCTTTAATCATTGATTTTCCTCCATTTCTTTCAGCTTAGTTTCTGTTTCCTCACGAGTAAAGAATACTGATTTATTAATTTCGCAAATGCTGCATTGTTTAGCTACGCTTTCACGTATGTAGTACGCCTTATCACTACAATTCTCGCAAAATCCTCTAAAACACATTCCAGACCGATTACTTTTGTTTTTCCCGCAACAATACTCGATGGAATACACTGGTGCATCTTCACTGATTGGCAACCGCAGAAGCAACCCCTGCCGTTCAATATCTTCGTATTTTCCTTTCTGTCATCAAAATGATGATTGGCAAGCAAAGATATTACATCATCTGCATAAATCAACCTTCTCATCGTTCGCCCTCCTTATAAGGTTTTGGCAATGGTTGCCATGCTGTAACCATCCAATTATTTCCATGTTCTTCTTCAATCTCCCAAGATTTATCTCCGTTAGAAAATGTCGAAAAATATGAAACAGTTGTAAATTGCTCAAATTCTCCACAAATTACACTTCTGCATGTAACTAAATAATATTTATCAATTTCTTCTGGTAATCTATCCTTACAAGGAACCCAACATCTATTTATCTGATTTTCAAGTGCCTGTATTGCCATATCTAAAGCCTCGGCTCTCTCTTGCGGGATGATACCACATCTCAGTCTTATTTCATGTAATTCTTTAATTGCTTCACTTGCTGTCATACTATTCCTCACTTTCTGCTAGCTTCGCGAATTTCCAACTTGAAATATCTGATTCACCTTCTGCGCTCCATGATGTTGCTCCATGATACCAAGTGAACACCGTGCCGTTTTCATACATTGCAAAATATCCCCGATTCCACTCGCCACTTTTTACGTCTTTCACAAGAATCGGCGTATCGACCGCTACCTTGCTCCAATCAACAGGCGGCTCAACATACTCCGAATTAAGCCATTCGTGGAAATTATACGTACTACCTTTGCATGAATCTGATTCATAAAAATCACACTCTTCACATTTAATTTCTTCGCAAATCGCAGGCTCTCCATTTTTTAATCCAAACAGTGCTGCGTTTACCGCAAGTTCTATAATCTCATTTCCATACTTCTCTCTGTTCAGCATATCTACACCTCACTTTCTTTCTGCAACCAATCAAGAGTACATTCCTTACAATCATGATATTGATTGCAATCAGTGTCCCCGCCTGTAACACTGTCCGGACACACAACCACACTTACCAATTCCTCATTCGTCATGCTTCGAATTCGATCAGCATTGGTATGTGGATTTTCCACTTCAAAGCCCTGTATTGTCGCAATTTCAGTAAATGTACCGATAAGTCCCGCGTAATACTTAAGCATATTGTCGCGGTCAAAATTGTGCTTATCAGAAAATAAACAAATTTCCTTTATCGTTTTGTTTACGATAACTGCCATATCTTCGGATTCCGCTTCGGTCAAACAGTCCACATATTTCTTATTTTCAGCCATTCTCTACACCTCCAAATCACACACAAATTTGATTTCATCAGCCAATGTCTCGGCAATCATAGGCACGGTCAACTGAAACTGCTTGTAATTAGCTAACGTATCAATGTAGTCGATGAATTTGTCCGAAAAATATTGCAACTGTTTCGCTGTTATCTTAAACTCCTTTTTTAGAATCGTAAGTGTCAGTGCAAAATAGTTAAACAAAGATGCACTGGAAAGCCTGTATGCTTCACGCTCGATGCAGAAACCTTTCTTTGCATACAGGTTCATTAACTGTCTCTGTGGAATTTTTCCGACTTCCTCTTTGATGTCGATTCCATATTTACTTTTCAGATAAACAGATAAGTCCTTTCCGGTATTTCCACCGGATGCTGCTTCATCTAAGTAGGATTTCAAAAAATCCTGCAACCGGATGATTCTTGTCTGCCCGAAACCGAATTTGTCATGCAGAATTATGTACCCAATCACGACAAAATCTTTGTATGATTTCGCTATAACCTTATCCGCATTTCTCTTTTCAAAATCATTTCGCCCGATAATCCGCATTTCCTGTTTTGTGTAAAATGTTGGCTTTTTATTTCGTCTCAAAGCGTTGCTCATTTCTTTGCTTTCTCCTTTCTGTATGTGATTTCCAACCATGCAAAATGGCTCAATACAAGCTGTCTTGCACGCTCTTCAATCTCCATGCCTTTGTATTTGTTTATCAATGATTCTCCGGCTTTTACAACTTCATCCCACCAAGAATCAGTGCTGTCCGGGGAATAGTATTTCTGAATGAATTGCCAATAATCCATAAACACTTGCCATTCTTCCGAACCCTTTTCGATCTTTGCACTTGCCATAGCCACTACCTCTAAAACGGACACTTGCCATTGTATGGCTTAAATCCGTCCCCACGTTCTTTCTTTTTGATTTCCGCAACAACATCATTGAATGGTTTTTCCATTTCAACGAATTTCATATTTTCGCCGATAAACTGTAATGCTTCTTTCATAAGTTCACCCTGCCGTTGCTTTGCAACTTTCAGCCCTTTATATTCTCCGTTTTCATCCAAATTCCATAAAAAGAAAATATTCGATGCGTCCTGCTCAATATCTCCGGATTCTCTCAACTCTGACATTGTAGGCTCTTTGGTATCTCTTCCCTCTGAAACTCTGTTCAACTGCGAAAGTGCGATAACCGGAACATTTAGCTCCATTGCAAGTGCCTTTAATGCTTTTGAAATATCTCCGACTTCTGATGATCTGTTGCTGTACTTTCGCTCTGCTTTAATCAACTGCAAGTAGTCAATAATGATTGCATCAAACTGCCGGTAGCGGCTCTCTGCCTTGATTTCTCCTACGGATTTTGAACCTGTGGAAATAATCACATCATAATCACACATTTCATCGTTTGCCTTGTCGAATTTTTCTTTTTCATCTCCAAGGAACGCTTTTGCCCTTCTGACGCGCGTTAGGCTTATTTCAGACAACCTTGAAACGAAACGTTCGTAAACCTGTCCTTCTTTCATCTCGAGGTTGAAATATCCAACTTGGAGTCCTTTTTCTGCCATTTGTCCGATCATCTGCGTTACAAATGCGGATTTTCCAATTCCCGGTCTTGCACCAACAACAGTCACGTCTCCGCCCTCTAAACTTCCGATACAATCATCCAATTGATCGAACCCTGTTTTTACGCCGCCCTCTCCAACGTGTTCGTTGAAATATTTTTCCTTGTTTTCCTCAACGATCTGCTTCAACGATTTTGACCGAACTTTCATGTTTTTCTGCAATTCTTCCAACCTTGAAATGCTTTCAGAAATAGTCTTGTCAATGTCTCCCGGCCTCAATGAAACTCTCTGATAAAGACTTTTGACCTCTCTTGCCTTGAAATCATTCATCACGACTTTGGCATAAGCAGGAGCCTCAACCGATGTCGGAGAAGATTGTAAACAAGACATAACGACTCGTTTATATTCATCCTCGCTGTACTTTGGATTCGTCAATGACTGCGCAAGGGAAAGAACCGTTATTTCTTCGCAATTATCTCTCATTGCAAGCATTTTTATGAAAATGTCCTGTCCTATATCATCGGAGAACATATATGGCTTAATGTCCGGAATCCTGTCGAGAGAATCAGAAGATATAAGCACGCATCCGATAAGCCCCTGTTCTGCTTCTGTCAACTGTCATCACCTCGTTTCTCCGCAATCTGCAACCAATAATCGCAATCATTTTTCAGCCAATCAACATATTTTGGAATGTACCGAAAATCCGTATCGTCCGGATTCTTTTCTTGATAGTCACTCAAATATGCTTCTGTGGCTTTGTATAACAGCCGTGCAATGTCCGGTTGGTTTTCTTCGATAACTTCTAGCACTTTATCCATCCAAGCCGTTTTAGAGGTACTGTACGCTGTTTTCTTGGGGTATATACTAAAAGTCTTTTTCCATGCATCGTCAAAATCAAAAAAATCTCCGGAATCGGTCGACAGAGAATTTTCTTTTATATTTTCTTTCTCTTTATCTTCTTCTTTTTCTTCTTCTTTATCTGAAACAGCGACGTCAGACGATTTATCGGGCGATTTTTGCTCAATTAGGTTCTTCTGCTTCTTTCTCCGGTTCTGCTGATAAAGCCTGTCACGTTCCTTTTTCTTCTCATAAGCGTCAAGTGTTTGATGCTTATTCCAATTCGGAATCGTTATCACGTTATCAACGACCTCAATCATTCCAAATTCTTCAAAGGTCTTAAGTGCAAGTCTTACCGTGTTCAAATCTCTGCGGAAAATGGTAGCAAGCATTTCATCCGTGAACGGTAATTTGTTGCTCATCATAAACACACCGTTGTTATTCTGTTTTCCGGCAAGAATAAGAAGTTTGAACCAAATCGTAATGATGCTATCCGCACTCGGCATACTCTCAATCAGAAGAATCTTTTCATCGTCAAAAACATCTGTTGTGATTTTAATCCACTTGACTTCTGCCATTTATTTAATCACTCTCCTCATATGTATTTTCAGAAATCAAAGCCATAAACTTCTCATACTGTTTTTCAGAAACTTTGTTACCCTGTTTCTCTGGCTTCAAGCGGATTTCAAGGTGCTTTTCAGCAATATGCGATAATTCCTTAGCAAGAGTCTTTTTGCCTTGTTGTACGCCCCGCATATAACCTTTGACCACTTTTCTTTCTCCGATTGAACCACTTGCGCGATTTTCTCCTTGACCGCCCAAACTGACATTACGCAATTGATAGCCTTTATCTGCATATAACTTGATGTAATATTTCTCCTTTTTATCAAGCTGGCTCTCTGAGAAATTCAGAAATTCAACTCGCCAACCATAAGGATTGTCGCTCTCGTTGTACAACTTATGCTTCCGTAAACTAAGGTCTATGTGTTGTTCATAGCCTGTAAGGTGGCTACACAATCTGCTGATTATATGCAGTGCCTGCCCGATATACGCATACCGGAAACCATTTTCATCCTCACGAAGTAAGAAGTATATTCCGCTTTCATCATTCAGTTTCGGATTCAACGCAAGCCACTTCTGTTTATTTTTGGCTTCGATGGCTTTTGCCTGTCTAAATTTCTTATAATCCACCCCAATCACTTCCTCTCCAATGGCTTCATGCTCATTTGAGCCACAAACTTTCCGTAACTCATTCCGGAAGCGCGTGCCATATGATTCACAGCCTTGATTGCATCATCCTTTTTCTTTGGCTTTCTCAATCGTTCTTTAATGTCAATGCCGATGCAGTCTTGGCAATCAACTTTGCGTTCATCTATCGTCATAAACAGCCTGCCACATTTCGGGCATATTCTTGTATACACAATTCTTCCAGCCTTTTTAAAATTCTTAAACTGTGCGTATCTTTTTGCACATTTGGGTCTGCAGTATTTTTGATCTGGTCGCTTCGGCTCAAATTCAGCCATACAGTATTCACATATTTTCAATTTTTACCTCCAATCTTTTGTAAGGGCGGTGCGGTAAACGCACCGCCAAAACATGGCTTTCAATAAGGTTTGTGATAACTATTCGCCAAACAAGATAGTTTCTTTTAGGCTTTCGCCAAGGTGTTTCAACCTAATTATTCTTTTTCAAGTTCCGCTTTGATGGTCTCAAGTTTTTTCTCTTCATATTCAAGACGTACTCGGCAACTCTCAACAATAGCGCCCTGCCTGCTAATAAGCATTTCAACAGCTTTTTTCTTGTTTTTCTCCGTCAGAATGACCCTATCCCGGCTGCAACCGCTTAACACACCAATTTCGTCCTTGCGGATTCTCTGTCCTTTATATTCAAATTCGGATTCTTCAGTAATGATATACGTTTTTGGCTTTTCTTCTACGTCTACTTCTCCACAAGAAAATTTATCGCCCCAAAATCTGTAAATGTATAATTTCATGCTTTCTCCTTTCAGAACGGACAAATGTTCATATCAACCTCTAACCCTTTTTCTGCAACATAAACATTCGCTCCATATTTAATTGTTTCTTTCGTTCGTTGTAGGAATAACGCGGGATTTCCGCTTGTGTCCGATAAGTGTATTAAAACGACATTTCGCAAAGCAGGGTTGTCGTTCGTCTGAATAAATTTAAGTGCCGTATCAAGGCTCATATGCCCTCGTAAACGGTGTTCATAATTTGGCTCATTCCGGTCTACCAAGTCCATGCTATAATTGGCTTCAACCATGATATGCTCAACCTTTATGCCGGAAAAGTCATATTTGCAATATTCCAAGTCGGTCAAGAATAACAGTTTTCCCATTTCCTCATGCTCGATTAAATAGCCGTAGCACTCGATTTCTGTATCATGCGGTACATTGAAGGGTGTTACTGTAAAACTGCCGATTTGCCGCGGTCTGCGCGGTGGAATGGCTATTGTACGCTCTCCTGTAATGGTTTCAAGTGCGGTCTGCGTTTCAAATGCCGTATAAACCGGAATACCAGATTTCATGAAATCTTTTATGTATCGTGCATGGTCTCCATGTTCGTGGCTCACAATGCAACCGGAAACATTTGCTATTTTCCAATCAATCATTTTCTTAAAATCAAGAAATTTGCATCCTGCTTCAATGGCAAGGATTTCTCCGTTGTCGGTAATTAAGGCGTATGAGTTGCCGGAACTACTTGACCCCAAAACTCTAAGTTTCATACCCTACTCCAATTCTTCCTCTGCAGGAAACTGAAAATATTCTGTTGTAGCTTTATTAAACATTTCTTTACTTAACGCTTGGGTAAATTCCGTGAAGTATTTTGAATTGGCAGTATGATGATAAAATTCATTATTTTCATACGCAATCCTAAGCATTTCCATGGCTTTCTTCGCTTTTTCTTTGGTGGGATATTCAGCAATTTGCATGTCTTCATTAAGCGACTCAACACCTATTAAGTTTTTGTTCAGGAAATAAATTCTTGACCTGAATCTCTGAATAATCACCTCTTCGTATGGCATATCAAGCGTTCCGTCCTGCGATATAACTCTCATAGAAAACCTCCTCATCTAAAAAACAGAAACCAAATAAGTGCCACGAATGAATCAATGAGTGCGGCTATAAACACGATTGCAACAACAACCCTACCAAAAGTGACCTTGTAAGGAATGCCGAGAGCATGACGTATTTCTTCTGCTGGACTAATGCCGGAAGCAACAAACTTTCCTATAACGAAAAACAACACCCATAACAAAATTGCAATTTTAACAAAAATCATAATTCATATCCTCCTAATCTTTCATAAAGTCCGGTACGTTCTCGTCATTCTCAACGGCTTTCTCCGGCTCGACTGCTGCACCGTCGGTCGCTTCGGACTCAGCTACAACAAATGGCTCTGAATTGGCGTTTTCGGAAATTTCTTCCTGTGTCTGCACATAAGTTTCATCAAGCTGATTGAATGACTGCTTTGCCATGCTATTGAAGTCCTTGCGATACTTCTTGATTGCATTGTTACGCATTTTACGAACAATCATTGATTCCGGTGTGTCAAGCCATGCCGCGCTGATATAAGGCTTTGCAACTTCACATTCCAACATTTCATCAACGGTTGCGCATTTTCTTAATGCGTCGAAAATCTCCTCTTTCTTAGCCTTGATTTTGCTCAACTGCTCGGCTGATGCTTTGTAACGATTCTGGCAGATGCCAAAAGTCTCATTCATCAGATTGTTGCGCACATGAGCAAACAGATTAACTTTTACACCGTCTCTCTCTGCGATCAGATACTGAAATGTGCCGTCCTTTAATTTCAGAGGATAAACAACACGGACAACTTTCTGCGACCGTCCCATTTCTTCCCATTCCGGTGGTGTCATTTCGATACCCTTATGCTTTGGATAGGAAAACTCGTCACCGTCTTTAACAAGCCAACAAGGATATACGGTATCTACATTTTCTCCGTAGTTACGAAGTAATGCATCGTTGCCGTCTCCCTCAATTCCCATTTCTACAACCTGCACATAGTTGTCTCCGGACTTCTTTGTTCTAAGCTGGAAATAGCACTCTCTCGGCACTGCATTAGCATTGAGTTTAAGGCTTGCGCACTGACCGACAACCTCTCGCAGATTCGATGTATCAAGTCCGTTTAAATCCTTGATTTTATCGCTATCCTTAACAAGATGATAAATGCTTGTCATAGCTGACATGGCGCACTGCTTTGAATAATCATCATACGGCACACCGCATAACTCGAAATCTTTTGTAACAAGATTCGTGATTGAATTAGTCCACTGGCTGACCGCAGTGTTGACTTTCTGTACCTCTAAACTGTTGTTTTCTGCCATAATTACTTATCCTCCATTTCACTAAAAATAGCTTTGATAACTTCTGCCATGCGTTCTTCTTCGTCGTTTCTTGATATTTCTTTACCATCCTTTGACAGCTCCTCTTCGCTTGCTCTCTGCAAAACAAGGTTGTATTTCTCCTCTCGGAGAACTCTCCTTAATACTACTAAAAGAGTTTCAAATTCAGCCATGATAACCGGCTCTCTTCCGTCTACTTCTATTGTTCCAAAATCTGATTTAATCATATCTATTCCTCGCTTTCTTAAATCTCATTAAATTTCTGCACCGCATGCAATTCGTTCGGAGTCTTTGCATACACATTGCCGTCAACTACCACAAGGTAATCAGCACCCTCTTTTTTAAGTTCCACCTTGCATGACTTACTGTTTACATAAAATCTCTTTGTTTTGATAACCATATCTATTCCTCGCTTTCTTCAAATTCTTTTAACTGCTCCGCTAACTTCTTGCACTCTTCCGCAACGTATTCTTCGGTGCGAATAACATCGCCATCATAATGACACTGATTTTGAATATCTAAAATTCTTTCAAGTCCATCCCTGCGTTTCGGAAACTGCTTGATTGCATACTCGTAATCCGGTCTATCTCCTGCATGACCGCAATCAAATCCGAACCACCACAAATCACTCTCGATTGGATAACTTGAATGCTCTCCACCGCCTGCATATGTAATGCCACCGTGACACTGAAAATATGCTTCAATTCGGATTCTTTCATCTTCATCCAGGCAAGCACCAAGCAAAGGAAAAATTCCGCTTACTTCTCTGTCCCCGACATCGGCTTTCTTGATTTCAAGGTAACCACTGTAATCCTTTCCGTATAACGGATGATTCTTTGGAATGCCGACATAACCGCATCTGTGCCCGATACTTCCAAATATGACAACACATTTGTAGCCTGCGTGTTCAAACTCACGCTCGACAATGTACTGTTTTTCCGGCGCTTCATATTTCTTCACAACCGCCATCTTATCAGCACCGTAGGTTTCTACCCACTTCATATTCACCGATTCATCCGTAACAGTCAGCTTTGCACCTTTGGCATTTACAACCGTGTCACCGGCTTTTACATTATCCTCGGTACGATACACATAGCTTCTTGTGCTGTTTGGAAATTTCGCTTTGATATACTGCATTCTTACACCTCGCCATCTAAAACAACTTATTTATCAATTCCATTGCATACGTTGTGTCAACCTTGGAATCACCTGTTTCTTCCATGTGCTTCTGTAATGCTTCAACCATCATCTGAAAGTAAGTTGTATCTACGCCAGTCAGCTGTTCTTCTAAGACTTTTACATCTTTCAAATCCAGTTCGTTTAACTGCATACACATTTTTACATACTGACCAGCGTTGATATGGTAACCACGTTCAATGTACTTTCTCGTGCGGATGATAGAGCAAAGTGGATATTTAGAGCCTACATAATACAATTCCTTGTTTATAATGCACTCTAATGCTTTTTGAGGAAGAAATACTTCGTTATTCCATGAACTCCAAGCGCAAGTGCAGTGAACAAAATCATAATTCTTGTGAATTTCCTCTACTTCTCCGTAGAATCTCGTAACAATCTGTATTTTGTTAGAAAGACTGATTGCATTACTGGTAATAAAGCGTGGTCTGTATTTTTCTTTAGAATCTGAATCAGTTTCGTCTGTTTCGCGTTCTATTCCAACTGATTCATCTTCCTCGGCTGTAGATTCAAAATTATAGGCGATAGAGTCCCCACCCATTTCATTCTCATCTGCAATTCCTTTGGAACGAACAAAGCATTTTACTGACCCATTATCACTACCGGTTGCCTTTTTCAGTTCTTCTCCCCACATAAGAGTAACCGGCTTATCTTCATGTGTAGCATTCCACTTATCAACATAGTATTTTGCAACAGTAATACACGCATCTTTTGTTCTGAAATATACATCATAGTCATGCACCGGCTCGCCAGTTAAAAGAGAAACCAATGCGCCACCAGTAATAATGGTATTTTCTTTCACAACAGCCTTTACGTTCTCATCTTCAATACTCCCAATCCAATCACGGAGTTTATTGCCTAAATGTCTCTTAATGTTCTTGCTATTCATGCTACACCCCCTCCACTTTCAACTGCTTGTCCTCTGATACTGTCAGAAGAATTAACTGCGTATCCATATCCGGCACATTGAACTCATTCAGCGATTCGGCGTTATCTACGAAAATCGGCACGCTCACACCGTACAATTCGCTTAACGAGCGGATAATATCGAGTCCGGCTACGATTCTGTGACCGCTATTCAAAGTTGAATACGGTACGCCATTCACGGTACACTCACAACAATCTTTCATGCCGCCATTTAACTGCATTTCAAAGAGTTTGAAGTTTACTGTCTTAAAATGACTATTGATGGATTCAGAAACCCTATTCAGCTTGAAACGAATAAACTCTTCCAAGAGGTAAAGCATCTGCTCTTGGTCTGCAACTTTCTGACCGATTTCTTTCTGCTCGTCACGAAGCGTTTCGATACGATCATCAATCATAACGTTGTTAGCCGCCTGTGCGATAATCTTATTTACTTCATCAAGCTGGCTCTTTAATTTTTCCTTATCAGATTTTGCGTCCTCAACAACCTTATCCGCTCCCTTGGATTCTAACTCTGCAATATCAGCAAGCAATTCATCCTGTTTAGCCTTTAACTTGGCATATTCAGCGTTCTGCATATAATCAGCACAAGCCGGAATCTTAGAAATCTGTTCATCAAATCCTTTGATAATGTCAATTTCTTCCGCTTCATGCAGTTTCAATGTGTTGATTTTGTTCTCTAATTCCTTATTGTTCTCGGTCAGCTCCTTAATCATTTCAGCGCACGCATTTCCATCATCAACAATCATGGCAAGTGTTTTCGCGTGTTCTTCATTAAATATTTCGATTGCATCTGCCTTTCTCTGCGAAAAATCGGCTCTTAAAGACTCTATTTTATCTTCCGGCAATCTTTGTCCGCATAACGAACAAACCGTTGTGGATTCGTCAAATACCCACTTGGAATCATCAAATTTCTTTTCCTTTTCCTCTTTGTACTTTTTCGCAAGGTCAGCTTTCTTAAGAGTCTGTTCAGAAATTGATTTCTTATTGCTTTCAATGGAATCCTGCGCTTTTCTGATTGATGAACGAACATCCTCTAACTTCCGTTCGTGGTCATATTTTTGATTTTCAATCTCACGCTTCTTGCTTGAAAGTTCGTTATTCATGGTCTGCGCGATAGCTGACATTTCAAACTGACAATGCATTTCTTCGCTGCGCATTTCATCAATCCTAACATCAGATTTCGCCATTAAATCTTCAAGTGCTTCAATCTTTCTCTCTAAATCAGCTTTTAATAACTCCTGCTCTGCCACATCTACATCAACCTTGGATTTCTCGGCTTCATCAATACGCACCGGGATTTCAGCCTGTTTCTTCTTCCATTCGGATAACGCTTTAGAAAACTTGGCGCGAATATCATCTGTAGATGGCGCTTTCTCCAATTCATCAATCAGCGGTGAATACTTGGCATCGGTCTGTGCCAGTTCCACATCGGAAACCTCAGCAACAAGTTTCATCAGAATATCGCGCTGATCTTTCCATTTCAGAGAGGAAAAATACTGTGGATTGGTCAGCATCTTAAACATTTCCTCGCTCTGCGCAAGACCGGAAACATAATCCTTGAAATCAGCTTCACTTTTTGGATAACCGTCAATTTCGAATGAATTGACATTTCCCTGCAATGCAACAGTATCAGTACCACGTTTCTTAACCCAATTCTGCTTCTGCACTTTGGAAAGCTCTACTTCCTTACCATCTACATCCAGAACCGCTACAACCTTAATTTCTACGTTATCAATGCGGTTTCCGTCCTTATCCAACGGTCTGACATTGAACTTTTCCTCTCCGGCACTGTTCTTGTTAAAAAGCAACCATGTAAATGCATCAAAAATTGTGGTCTTTCCTACTGCATTCTGTCCTTTAATACTTGTCTTATTTGAGAAATTCACATCAAGGCTCTTGATTCCCTTGAAATTCTCCATACGTAACGATTTTAAAATCATTCGCATTATTACACCCCCACGATTCCTTTTATTGACAACTCATATGTAACTTTTTCCATAACGTGACCATCTTTACACGTTTTCTTGTATCTCCGGCTCTGTAGTCTGCCGTAAACGCTAACCCTATCTCCTATCGAAAGAGTATTTGTGTATTCCGCATTATCACTCCACGCAATGCAGGTGATCAAATCCTCTTTTCCGTTTTCTCTTACGTTTTTGAGTTTCAAATCACAGATTTTACGACCAAGTGGCGTTTCTCTAAGTTGCTTTTCCTCGATAATTCCATCAAGGCTTACTTCATTCAAAGGGCTATCATCCTCTGGTTTTGTGATTGTATCAGCCATAACATATGTAAGAATGGCTTCTCCAGATCCGGTTTTTACGTGCCGGGTAATTATCTTTCCCTTGACACATACCGTTCCGCTAATTTCTGTATCGCTGATTTCTTTGTCAAACAGTACCGGAAGTATATCTGCAACACCGCTTTTTCTTTCAACTCCGATGAAAAATTTATAAAAAATCTTACCGCTTGATTTATGACTTTCCCTTGGTGCTGATACAACATCACCGATCAATGTTACTCTGTTCTCCATTGCTTCTCCTTTCCATTTCTCTTACGAGAATATTTTCAAAATTTTCTTTATCATCCTGTTTCTTTCGTTTCCCTGCCAAAAGTTCAGCAAGCATACGTTTTTCTTTCGTGGAACATCTCGTGCCACTTATATACACAACGCCTACCATGCATCCTCTCTCATTCTGCGTTTTCTCTTAATTCGCTTGTCAAGTTCGGCTCTCTTTCTGTCTACTTCCGACCAATAATACATGATTGCCGCAATTACTGCCCCGGCTACAAATTTAATAGCCGACATATTCCCGACCGCGCCCTCACCATCCATATAACACGCGGCAACTAAGGAATACTCCATTGCAACCGCGCCTATGATGAATTGAATTACTTTTTTCATTCATGCTCTCTCCCTTTATCGCGTTCTTCTCCCTGCTCACTATGTTTCGAAGCAGAACTCTCTACCATTCCAAGAACATATCCTTTCTGAAAATCTGTCATATTCGGAATGGCATCACGAAGTTTTTCAACAACGCGCTTTTCCTTTTCACTCATTGAATTCACTTCCTTTCATGCGCAATATCTGATTTCGTACTCTGCTACAATGTTCAAGTCGCATCCGAAAATATACATTAAAATAGGAAGAAACTAATTTCTTTTGTACTTCCCATGCCAAATCATCCGTGAACGACTTGGCCAACATTAGATAGCCCTGTTCGGTAAAAAGATACATTCCGTTAGGAGCGGTTACACCAAATTCCCCCTTGGCTTCATCCGAATTTCGGACGAAGTAATCTTCTCCTAAAATAAAGTGTTTCTTATTGTCGTTAAATATTTTTCTCGCTGTTCCGTCTGGTCTTTCATGTACCATGTCAATGTCCTTAAATGTGACCACTCTTTCCCCTTTGTACTCTTTGATGGAAATATCTGCATTTCCAATGTGTACCAAATTATCCATATTTTCACTCCTTTCTGTGGTATAATTCCCTTATCATCAAATAAGGAGGTGATACAATTTGAAATACTTTTTAATTTGCGATTTTTCTACAATATCCTGCGACCGAGAAAAAATGGCAAAGATATTAGTCGAAAATGATATAACGTTCGCAAACATCAATAATTTCTGTTGGGAACTAAATGTTCCTGAAACGTTTGGCAATCCGCTATGCGACACAACAGCAGAATCTATTCACTGTCTGTTTTATCAGTACACTCACAAGAACTCTCTTCTTCTTGTGGTAAAAGCAAATGAATATTTTCCAAACGGAGATTAGGGTATAATCTCTTTGTTTCTTCATATACGGTTTTGGTTTTCAGCCACTTCCGCATATGGAGAACCTGTTCCATGACATCCATATCGTGAATATCCACTTTGTTTAGAATCTTCTGCAATTCCTTTTCCATTCCATTAAAATAGGAAACCGGAACAACAATTATGTCATTTGCTGATTTAATCTCTTTCATGTTCTCACCTCTTTCCTGTTCATTTGATGTACATACAATAGCACATTAAATATACATTGTCAATAGTTTTTGTTGACTTAATGAACATTTAATGTTAATATAATTGTGAAAGGAGGGTAAAGGATGAATGAGAGAATAAAGCAAGTTCGGTTATCGACAAAATTAAGTCAAACCGAATTTGCAGAAAAAATTTTAGTCTCACGATCTGCTGTATGCAAAATGGAAAGCGGAGAAAATTCTCCATCAGAACAAACTGTTAAATTGATTTGTCAAGAGTTTAATGTCAATGAAGATTGGCTTCGCACCGGAAACGGAGAAATGTTTGTTGAATTATCAAAAGACGAACAGATTTCAGCAATGCTTGGAGAAATCCAAAGATTAGGTGATGAAAACTTTAAGTATCGACTTGTTTCTGCATTGTGCAAATTAAGCGAAAGCGATTGGACAGCCTTAGAAAATTTAGTAGATATGATTTCAGACAAAAAGTAAAAAAGAGCCAAGGGCAATGCGCAGACCCTTGGCTCTTTTCCTATTTTAATAAGTTACTTATGTATGCATATATGGTTTTTAACCAATGCAAATTTTCGCATTTTTCAATAAGTTTAATGATTTCATTTTTGTAGTACTCTTTTCCCAACCTAAAACCCCCAATCATGTGCCCTATGTAGCGATACAGATATTATATTCAATCCCCAATTATGGGCGGAGCCATGCCAAACCCCACCCATGCCAGAACTTGAAGTGTCCTTTCGGACAAGTCCATAGTATCACTGCAATATGCATGATTTCAACATTTTTCGGTCGCAAGTTTCGACAAGAAATGTCATTGCAAAGAAGCGGAAAGCTGCTTCTCAATCTCTTCTTGCACTTTTGCGCGCCAACGCATCGGCACTTCATCAATTGTCATTTTCTTGTCTATAAGAATACGTCTTACGTAGAATTTAACCATATCCTACACCTCACTTTCTGCGGCAATGTTTGCCAGTTCTTGGATTGCTTCTGCGTTTGATTCATGCCCTGCTTTAAGCTCATCAATTGCTTTCTCCATCTCCGTCTTTGTGCGAAGACTTACGGTCACAGTGTATGTACCATCCTCTGCGCCATCCTCTCCCATGTTCGGCATATATGAGAATCCTTCATACTTAAGATTCTCATACTCTCCAGAAGCCTGATCATTGTGTGTAAATGTGACCTTTGAGATGTTCTCTTCCGAGAAGGCATCTGTGATTGACTTGATTCCATCAAAGTCTTTCGACTGAATCTGAATATTGCCGAGACTCGCTCCTTCGGCAATTTCAAATTCTGTTTTGTTTTTCAAAATAATTTTGTCCATAATTTTTATTCCTTTCTATGTGTAAATTTACGGGTTACTAAACTTATTTAAACGGCAGCATAAAAAACAGCCCAGAAATAAAATTAGATACTGGAATATATTTTGGTTATTCTGGTCATATTGGTTCTCTGAGATTTTCAAGTGCTAGTATCTCAAACGGACAAAAAATACAGCTTCCTGACGGAATAGCAGATATATTAGGAACAGGACTCGCTATTGTCAAAGGCTCAAATAATATATATGTAATAAGCGTTGGCGGTGCAAATATACAAATTCGAGATAATAGCTGGAATGTTGTACAATCCATTGAAAATATTCGTGGAGGACTTGTTGTTAACATTGTGTATTAATTTATATATTGTCTGCAAGATCAACACTGCATACAACTGTTTCTCCGTCAGCAGTTTCTGGAACCAATTGTGCTTCAACTAATTTTGCTGAGCCAAACATTACCCCAATTGGTATATTTAATAGCACGTGTGTATCATTGTTGATTTCCGCACTATACATATCCAGAAATATTGTAGTATTTTTTCTCACAACTCTAACTTTTTTAAGAACATTTGTATTCTGACCTTTTGACGTTATTTTTGCTTTATCGTAAAAACGCATGTAAATTTCAATTTCGTGAAAGCAGCCAGGCCCATAATTAAACATCTGTTCTATTAGAATTTCTATACGCTGGCACGCTGCACCGCTTGCTAGAGTTTCGTTAGGAAAAATAATTTCTGAGAATCTATACCAACCTTCGCTATTAGTACCTGGATAGCATTTTTTATAAGCTTTAAATCCATTAGATGGATTTAAAGCTTTCACACTTAGATGCAAACTGCCGTTTAAATCACTTATCTGCTTTGCAAGTGTCCCATCAATATTCGGATTAGCCTGCCGCGCATCAAGTGCGAAGCCTTCCGCTGTGGTGATCTGATTATTCGCCACATTCGCCGCCGGAAACGCTCCATTGATGGCATCCTTTAAGGTATCTGCCAACTTTATGACGTTTTTCGCTTCATCTAATGTGATTGTGGTTCCATCCAAGTTAATACTAAGCGTTCCACTTTCATCTACGCTCATACTTTTTCCGTCCGGCTTTACAATCCCGGCATCCTCTTTCGTTGCGATTGCACCGACACCACCCACAATCGACTTCGACCAATATTCCGTATTGCTCGTTGCCGTTCCTGCCGGAACTTCCTTTTTTGCAAAATACAGTGTATTGTTATATGTCACTGCATCCAATCTCTTATATGTAGCATTTGCGCTCCAATCACCTTTTGGCACAATTGCTACTCTTCCTGCTATAGCCATTTTAAGCCACCTCCCAATTCAAATTTCCGTCATTGTCAACGACAAAGTTATAAGCAGAATTGTCCGTGTAAATCAACTCCCCATCCTCATTCACATCAAATTCTGTCATTGTGAGTTTCTTGTTAATCTCGTTTTCGATTCCCTGCGCCCTGTCTGCGCTGTCCTTGGCATCTGTGGCAGATGTTGCCGCCTTGGTTTCGGACTCTTTTGCGCTTTTGGCAGATGCTACCGCCTTGGCAGATTCTACCTTAATATCCGCAAGATAATCCGGGCGCAGATGCTTTTCTTGGATACTTCCCTCTTTCACGATTGCGGACACCTTACCGTCACTGCCGATTTCAAATGCAATCGTATCAGAGTCCAAGAACTCGTACTGCGTGATTAGCGCGGATAAATCCACATTCTGCACCGTGCCATCATCCAACGTGATAATCAGCTGTTGTGTCTGCGGATCATACTTGAAGTTTACCGCCAGTTTTTCCAGCTTGGTATCAATCATAGCCTGTGAACCGTTCATCTTTACTATGGTCAATGTTCCGTTTGATTCATCCCACAGAATTTCTTTCACAAGCTCATTTGCCTTTGTCAAGTCAACTTTAGACGCATCCATAGCAACCACACGATCATCCAGATTGTCAATCGCCAAGTCCATCTTATTAAGATTGGATTCATTTACCGCTGTTTTTTCACTTGGAAAATTCTCCCAGTTGATACGACTATATATTTTCTGCATGGCTCACACTCCTTTCTAACGCTGATAATCTGCGTTCCAGATCTTCGTTTTTCTGCTGCAAAAGTTCGATTTCTTTCTGCTGCATCTGGATCATCTGTATGTGCATTGCATGGAGATTTTCCTTGTCGATTTTCCATGTCTTTAAATCTCCGTGAATTGCTTTTTCATCCTCTTCGGCATCTTCTTTTAGTACAAGTCCGCTATCGGACAATCCGGCATCCTGCAAAATCTTCTCTAAATCCTGCGCAATTAAACCAAACTGCAAGCCTTTGTGCTGCGTGATGTATCCGGATTTCCATGTGTATTCAACCGGGCACATTGCCATATACACGCTTTTAATATCCCTTAATGATTGTATATTATTTTTCAATCTTTTGTCGGAACTCGGAATAGAAATCAAAAGACCCTCGATATCCAAGGTACTTTCCCTCGAACCAAAATCAGACACTTTATTAAAGTGTCTGGGCGAATACTTGGTTGTAGAGCTATCATTAAGTGTATAATCTACATCTGTAAAATACCCACTTGGCAGTTCGTTTTTGGTCGCGTAGCCACTCAGCGAACCGTCAACATAACTTTCTGTCGCCAAGTTTTCCCCGTTTGCATCAGTAACAGATGACAAGTCCAACTTAACATTCTGCAATAATGCATTATTTCTTCCATCATGTCCTAATATCTCTACACCAGATACCTCACCACTGTCAAAAAGCAGAGATTCTATTATATGTACTCGTCCGCTACCGTCTAGTTCAAAGTTGTTACATTCTACAATTAATCGGTTTCCTCGCAACACAATTTGGTCGGCACTTGCATTAATCATCGAAATAACCTGGTCGTTCTCATCTCTGCCTAACTTCAATTCCAATGATGCGTCTAATGCACCCTCTGCCTTTTGCGCACGATTGACTTCTGCGACAATGCTTTTTGCGGTCTGCTCAAACTTGGTATTTGTCTGTTCCTCTAAATCCTCATACGTGGATTGAAGATGGTCTGCATTCCTTTCTAACTTTCCGGTACGTCTTTGCACGCTTTCAATCATGTCTCTGATAGAATTAACCTTTGCGGAATGTGTCTGCGTGCCCTGTGCCGAGATTGAATCTCTTTTACTTTGCACTCCGGTTAGGGCGCGTTGCAATAGATACGTTTCAACAATCTCTCTTGTGGTATTGAACCGGATTGGTTCGCCAAGTGTCAGACATGGGTTTCCGACACAAGTGCAACTTTTAATCGGTGTATATACCGCCTGTTTCATAATCGGCAATAGGTTATTTGCAATCTGTGCAAGTTCCGCTCCGGTCTTGTCCGATACAAGAAAATTTCCTGTAATCGAATAGTTGTTTCCGGCAGTTCCAACAATAGCACCCGCAGTATCGTCACTTGACTTAATTTCAAGCTGTGTAATCGCCTGTGACTGGAAATCCTCATAATCAAACGTAATATAATGTCCGGTCATGGATTCCGTGTTGGCATCACTTGGAAACAGATCGTCTCTTGGGAACAAATCTTCTGCCGGATAAAGCGCGCTTGCGATTGCTTTCAGAAAGACATACTCAAACTTGCCCTCTCGGTTGATATTTCCAAAGCATCCGTTAATCTCACAGATTGCCGTTACAACCGTTTTTCCACTGATAGAGGACTCTTCTGTGACCGCACTTGAATCGTCCGTCTGTGTGGCTACAATCGTCTTATTGACCGTCATGGAATCATTGGCAAGGCTTGTTTCAACTTGCGCGATTCCAAGATACGCAAAAAAGCTATTACGGAACTGCTTAAGCGTCATTGGAAAGCTAAGTCCTGCATACCAAGATTTTACATCCGTATTGATAATGTCGTACATCGCGTCATATGCCGTAATCTGCCGTTTTGTACGGTCAGCCGTAGGAACATCGGATGCCACCTTAAAAACTCCGTATGGCATCGGATTTTCGCTATCTCCGTCAATTGTTTCTTCAATAGAGATTGTCTTTCCAATAATGTTTCCTGCGGTGTTCCGCGCTGTGAATTTTACACAATTCGCTTCGCACGCTCCAAATTTTAGTTCAGATTCCGAACAAAGACTTTCTTCAAGCGCAAACGTACCGATTTCAAGCATCGAATTGTCTATCTTCTGGTTCGTTCCAACAACAGATATGACCATCTGCTTATCTGTCGCGGAATCCCAATACTTTTCTTTTAAACTACTATTTATCATATACACCACCTACAAACGAAAATTTGATTGGGTCATATTTTATCTTCCCATGTGCCACAGAATAAAACGTAGGCTGAATATCAGCGATATATCCGTACTGTGTCACATATCCGCGTTTTTCCGGCACGTATGCCGTAATATAGCCGCCGCGCTCCTTTGCCTTGGTATAGTTCTTTTCTATGTTCTTCCAAAAATCATCAAACTGCTTTTCGGTCAGCATGGCTTTGGTTTCAAACTCAACCTTTAGGGCTTTCAGTTCCACGGCATCACGATGCTCATATCCGTTTTCATCCGTCCAAGGGTCTTTGTCCTGCATATTTACATAGGAACTAAACGTGTCCTGCTTTATTAAATTGTTCGGTATGGTATAATTCCCAAACTTTACTAAATATCCGCCATATCCCATCGTTTACCTCCTAAAAATGGGTATAAAAATAGCACCTACCGTTTTGGTAGATGCTATCCATTTGATTAAATTTTAAGCTACTACTGATTCCCATTCAGATTTCAGCTTTTCTACATCGTTTTCAAAAAGTTTGCAAGCGATTTCGTACAACTGAGGAATCATTCCCATTTCCCTGTCGATATAATCCATCTTGTTTCTTACTTTGGGTTTGAGTGCACACCCTTCCATCCTTGATTTAAGGTTGCAGTGATATTTCCTTTCAAATTCTCCATAAAGCAACGAATAGCGTTCTTGATACTTTCCATCGGCACCGAAACGGACAATCTGCGTTATCCGCTGTCTCTTGGTTGCCAAGTCAATATCATCAACGAGTCCGATAATAACATCTTCCTTATGGATGATTTCTTTCTGCTGTCTTTTAATGGTTTCATTCTGCTCTCTAACAGTTTTTAATGTCTGTGAAAATATCAGTTTAGTGTTTTCATCTGCATATGGTAGGTAAGTGGAAATAAATAATTCATCATTATTGACATACCCACCTGTTTTACGGATTGTAGGGAGAACCTCGGATGTTACCCAACGTTTGAACTTATGAAGTTTCTCTTTTCTTTCGTTTATAAGGGAGTCGTTTTGTGACACACCCTTTGCTTTCTGCGGTTGCATTTGAAAGAGCAAGGAATACAAACCGCTTTCATTAACAACCGTCATTCTTTGTTTTCCACCGGGAGTATCAATTTGTGACACACCCTTATCAGAATCATCAATATTTGAAAGGCTTCTTCTGTAATTCGTATCTCCAAATACTTCGCATATATCCTTTCCAACAAACCATGGTTCATCATCGACCATGACCATTCTGATCTGTCCGAATATTGGATTCTCAAATACCTCAATGCCGTTTTGAATCTTAAGCATAAGTTGTGATTTTTTCATTCGTGTCTACCTCCATACATTTTTATCTGAATAAAAAAGAGGAAGCCACTTGTGAAATCACATTGGTTTCCTCTTTCGTACAGTATGGCGTTCGAGTAAGTAATCCGCTTCTTCACGGATAAGGTTGTTTCCTTAGTAATAAGGATAGACTATTTTTGATTTTGTGTCAATCCACTTTTGAATTAAAATAAGCCGTGTTTCCACGGCTTAAGTATCATTTATCTTTCAATTTTTACTGTAACCAAGTATATGTATATGCTTCATCAACATATATCTTATAACTGCTCGGATAGATCGTATCGTAATTTGAATCGTACGGAAAACTAAATGAAAAATAATCTGTATCTCCATTCTTTTCACATTCTGCATAATGATAATCATATTTGATCAAGTTTCCAGATGCATCATACATTACGCAAGAAATTTTCACAAATGAAAAATCTTTTCCGGAATCGTTTGTAGCTTCAACCGTAACATTATCTGCTCCAATGTCCGATTGAACCATTATATTGCGAACATCACAAACAGCATTTGTTGCTTCATCAACACTCAACGACATTTTATAGTTATCATAAGAAACATCGTTATAATCAGAATCGCTCGGTGCGTCAAAATAAAGAACACATTCCTTACCGGATTCAAAAGCTCTGTTACAATCGCTTTTGCTATCCAGCATTTTACCGTTTTTGTAGTATACAAGTTTTGCGTCCAGATCAACATTTACCTTGTTGTTGTTTTTCAAGATAGCAACAACTCCATGACCACTATCTTGGTATTCAATTGAGATGTTTTTCTTTACCTTGTTCGCATTAAAGGAAGAAGTGACGGTAACTTTGCAAGAAAGCGTTTTCTTTGCAATTTTTGCTTTTACGTACGTTGTTCCTTCTCCAACCGCCAGAACCTTTCCAGACTTGTTTACAGAAGCAACATATTTATTGCCACTACTCCATTTAGCAGTTTTCCTCATTCCGCTTATCTTTAATGTTGCGGATTCTCCAATTTTTAAATTAAGAGTCTTTCTGCTTAATTTAATCGTTGCCGCCTGTGCAACAATCTGTTTCCCATCTGCATTTTGGATTGGCATAGCCGAAGTCAAAACGGCAAATGCCAACCCCATCGCTACTAATAATTTTTTTGTGCTTCTCATAATGACTCCTTTCTTGTGATATGATTTATTTAGAATTATATCACGTTCTATTATAGAAGTCACTAAAAAACATATACATTGTCTCCGGTTCGATTGTAATGTTCTCTCCCATAATCCCTTGCGGCTTTTCCTATGTCGTTTGTAGTAATTCCGAAATTTTTCTGTAAAATAGCTTGTAATAACTGATTTTGCTGTCGCAATAAGGAAACCTCTTGCGCAGATGTTGAATTGATAGCATCTTTGATTCCAGTAATTTCTTGGCTCCCTGCGACCGCCGGCTTACCTCCGACCGTTCCCATAAGTTCCGGAAGCCCGTTTTCTCCAACTGTTGCTATGCTATATTTATCCATAAAACCGCCCGTTGCATAAGCCTTTACTTTAGGTAGGCTCACTTTCGGCACAAGATCGACTCCGCTCCACTTTACCTTCGCTACTTTAGCCGCCGCAGAAACAACACTGTTAAACCCTTTCAAAACGGTATTCACTCCACCGATCAATGAATTTATTGCTGTTTCAATTCTTGAAATTACGGTGTTCATTGCCCCGGCAACGCCACTTTTCACGCTATTCCATAATTTGCTGAATATTTCAGCTACACTTTCTTTCATCTTCGAGAAAGCATTTTTTATCGGGGTGGTTACATGTTCTTTAAACCAACTAGAAACACTGTTCCACGCCCCGGTTACCGCTGTTTTTGCCGCGCTAAATGCTTTCTGAATAGATTCTTTTGCTGAACTAAAAGCATTCTTAATAGGTGTTGTAACATGCTCCTTAAACCAACCGGAAACCACAGCCCATACCGATTTCACAGTTGTCCATAGAACCTTAAATGCGGTTGATACTGCCGATTTCAATAATTCAAAATTCTTCTTTATTGGCTCTATTACCTTTGATTTAAACCAATCAGAAACAACAATCCATACAGCCTTGACAATGATCCACAATCCTTGAAAGATTTGACCAACTCTTTTCGAAAATCCTTGGAAAAATGAAACAATAGGAGTTATAACATTAGTATTGAACCATCCAGAAACTGTTTTCCATACACCGGATATATCTTTCCATAAAGAAGAGAAAAAACCGGAAACGGATTTCCATAATCCCTCAAAAAATCCGCTTATTGGCTTAATCACATTAGTATTAAACCAATCTCCGGCTTTTGAGAAAATTCCTTTTATTTCTTTCCAATGATCCTTGACTACTACAGTTGCCGTTGCAACAGCAGCTACTATTCCTGCGATAATCGCTGCCGGTGCTGCCGCTACCCCTAAAATAACCGCTCCGACTGCCGTAATCGCAACTCCGACAAGCATAAGTGCTTCATTAAGCCAACTGAATCCGTTCTTTAACATGGTCACAAAGTTTGATATTGCAGTAAATGCGCCAATCGCAACGGAGCTTATTCCGGTTATTGCTTTTGCAACAGGACTTATAAATGCAAGCGCACCTTCTGCCGCTTTACTTCCAAACAAAGCCTTAAATCCTGCCGAAATGGTTGTTCCAACCGTCGCAAATGCCGTCGTTATTTTTCCGGATAATGCGGTAGACAAAGCTGCGCCAATTCCTTGGTTTGCCGCAATTCCAACACCTAATTTAGATGCAATAGAAGACGCTATTGCTTTTGAAATAGATGTTCCAATTATATCAAGCGCTGTTTTTGCAAGATGAAATCCAAGAATTTTTTTGATTGTCAGTGCACCGACAATAATTGCAACCGTCTTTACATCTAAGTTACTTAAAAACTCCTTTGCTCCGTTCCAAACATCCTTCCAAGAAATTTTACTTAATGCCGTAGTGACCGCATCAAATGCCCCTTGCGCCCACGAATTAAGCGTTTTAGCCAATAATGCAAAGTCAAAGTTTTGGAAAAACTTGTTGATTCCGTCTGCGATTGAATTTCCAAATTGTTTCCAATCAAACGTTGTGCCGAATGAATCTAATCCGTGAAGCACTGTGTTTAATGAATTAGCTATCAGCCTTCCGGTTTCTCCGAAAAGCGTTGTTCCTTTTTGCCCTTTAAATAGTCCGTTAAGGAATTTGGCTAATCCCCTTCCAAAACCTTCGGCTTTTGCATACACTTTTTTCCATTTAATTTTTTTCATTGCGTTAATTAACGCACCGGAAATAGACTCTCCCAACTGTTCAAGGTCTTTGATGTTGCTTTCGAATTTCTTAAAGATGGTGTCGGTCTGAACCAAACCACCATCAGCACCGGTGCCGCCACCAGCACCTGAACCAGATCCAGAACCAGAACCTTTATTCCCTGAACCGGAACCCTTGTCTTTACTCTGTTTTGAAATAACCTTCAATTCATCAAATGCACGAGTTGCCTGTTGGATTTCCTTTTTTGCTTTCTTGGCATTCTTTGCGATACCGCCTGTGTTTTTCCCTGCGTTTCCTGCGGCATTGCTTAAATCGTCCATGCCATCAGACGCGCTCCCAATATCATCAGCAAGACCGCTGATTCCTGCCCCTTTGCTTGCTTCATACTTCCATCCGAAGATTGAACCTAAAGCATTTGTTACCATTTCCGCAAAAGAAATAACCTTTTGCAGAACTGCATTGAGTACCTTGATAAACGGCTTAAATGCATTGATTAAACCACCACCAACAACCGCTCCAAGTGCTTTGAAGTTCTCTTTAAGCATGGTTATCTGGTTATGCCATGTATCGGCTGTACGTGCGAAATCTCCGGTAATATTGGTTGTATGCGCAAGCACATACTGATAACGCAACATGGCTTTTTGAGCCTGCGTCATCGAGGAAATGTTTGCATCAAGTCCTTGCTTTAACGCCCACTCTTTCAACGTTGCCTGCGTCAAGTCGATACCATAACGCCGCATAGGTGCCGTAGTACCGGAAAATACAGATTGCAGACTCTTGGCAATATCTTCTTGACTCACATCATAGAATGAAGCCATATCTCCGGCTAATTCTGTCAACCGGATAGACATTTTCGCCATCTGCCCCTGCGGAATATCGAGGGCGGTTCCCATTGCTTGGAAACGGCTTGCAAACTGTTTCGCGGACAGTTCGGACATACCAAATTTTTCAATTGATGTTTTTGCGAAATTGTTAATTAGGTTTTCATACTGCCCGAATGTCTGCCTTACAACGTTCTCAACCTCTGTCAGTGAGGATGATATGTCAATGGCATCTCCAAGTAGCCTAAATCCTCGGAATAAAGCCCAGTACGTTGCATACACTTTTCCGATTGCAGACGCAAGGGAGAACGACTTCTTGGTAACCGCAGAAGCACTGGAACTAAATCCGCTAAATGAGCTTGTGATGCCTTTTGCCGCTGTTCCTGCCGCTCCACCGGTACGCGATAATTTTGCCAATGCGTTTGTCATGTCAATAATATTCCGGCTTACGCTAGGGGCTTTCGACAATTCGGACATAAGCTGTCGCATTGCCGTGGCAAGTTTCGGAATATTTTCAATCGCCTTGGTGGAACTCTGGTAGCCAAGCTGTTTGATTGCAGACGCAAGGTCGGTCAGACCCTTAACGGATGCCGACATTCCAGAAATCCCTTTTAATGCATTGGAAATCTGACGCATAGAACCAGCCGCAGCATTAATCTGCTTGCTGTTGATAGAGCCTAATTTGCTTACATTTCTTGCAACCGCAGAAAAAGTCCGTGTGTCAATTCCACGCATTGCCGTCATTGCCCCTGCAAGTCGGTTTACCCCTGTGGAAAGACTATTCAGATTCCCGGTACTAAGCCCGGAAAGCGCGGAAGATAACCGTCCAAGCCTTGTCACAAGTGCATCTATCTGACCGCTTGCCTGTTGTGCCTGTGCTTGGATTTTTATTTCAAGAGACTCTAATTCCATTTATCCACCAACTTTCTGCATAAGAAAAAGACGGCAGGATTTGACCCCTACCGCCCTTGAATTACTTTTTCAGTTTTCCCTTTTTCAGAAGAGAAAGCATCTTTGAATTTTCCTCTGATGTAAACTTGAAATTGGAAAATCCGTTCTTTTTTGCGATTTCCGCACGATGTTCTTTCGACACATCATCTTCCCCAACCGCTTTTAATGCTTCAACGATTGAGTTTGAGTTTCCATTATACTTCGGATAATACTTGGCTTTGCATTTCTTTGCGCCTTTTACAACAATAACTGTGTGCCCTTTTATGCGTGTCACAAGAATATCTCCGTTGCGAAGAATAAAACCGGCATGATAAGAACCCATATCATCAAACAAACCGGATTTCAAAATTACCGGTCGTTCATTAGATGTATTGAAATCTCCCACATCCTTGCCGGATGCATAGATAATACAAGAACGTACAAGAGAAGAACAATCGCATTCCGTCTTAACCTTTGCGCTAATGCCATGTTTAATGACTCCGTAGCGTTCCGATTGGTCATAGCCGATGTTTTTGTTGCCACACGCAATCTTCATAGCTTCAGCTAACTTCTCCGCAACCCTATCGTCCTTCGCCCTTAGCACGTACCATCCCTTAGAATGGTTGTAAAACTTCTGCGTAGACACTTCCTGTCCGGTCTGGTCTCCGGCTTTTCCACCAGAATAGCAGTTTCCGTGTTCATCGTGCCTAGCACTTCCGATAATTACTGCCATAGCAATACCTCTTTTCTTAAACTATCTTTGGCTTTGGTAAATGTGATTTCCTTGATTCAGCCGCCCATGCTTCTTCTGCCTTAAGCATTTCTCGCATCTCTGCATCGGGATCGTCCGTATTATGCTTTTCAATAGAATCATAGCAAGTTTCTTTCACGTACTTACTATTACCCTTGCCGAATGTCGCGTCTATTGCGGTCACAAATGCTGACGTTGCATATCTGCCGAACCACATATACATTTCCATGTCGCGTTGCTTCCATTCTGCCTTATATGCATCCACATAAGGCTTAAGCAACTCTGGATTCATCATATCTATATCATCAACGGAAAATCCGTAGCCTTTCGTTACCACAAGGTAAAACGGACGGATTTCCGCAACGTAATATTCCCATGTTAATTCTTGTTGGCTGTCTTGGATGGAGTTTTCTTCGCCGGGGTTCGATTCTTCTTCTCCGTCTCCATCATTTTCGCTAAAAAACTGTTTGACTCCAACTCATTCTCTAATTCGTTGAACAACTCAATACAGTCAATCTCACCATCGTCAATCTTTTCAGAAAGCAGATTAAGCACCTTATTAAACTGCTCATCGTATTTCTCGTTTGTATCGTAGTCATATCCGAACTCGTCCTTATGGTTTACTTGCAGTCCTACAAGAAGTATCTTAGGAAGTGTTTCAAGTAACAGTTTCTCTGCGGATTCTAAGCTTCCATCCTGCTCGCTTACCGACTCTGATACATCTTTGATAAGATGTGACTTTAATGTTGGCTTAAAACCAAATTTGATTGAATATTCGCTATTTCCTAACTTTACTTTCATGTTTTACCTTGCCTTTCTGCCCTATATTGGCAAGGGGCAGTGTTGCCACCGCCCCATTGTTGCTTATCTTATTGCTTCAAGTTCTGCTATCGACCGTTCATCCTCGCCTACCGGTGCGGTCGATTGCTCGTCCGATAGGCTTTTTACCCCACCACTGTTACGGTGAATGTACCATCGTTGTTATCAACGACAGTCAGCTTATCTGTAACAAGCTCTGATGCTGTACTTGGAATAACTGTTACCGTCATTTCAAGGATTTCATCGTTTCCACCTACATCGTTAGGTGTGGCTGTTGCAGTTCCTACATATGCGTATTTCGCTACACCGCCGATACCGTCCGTTCCGTACAGATGGATAATATCAAGTTTTTTATCTCCATATCCATCCACCTTTGAAAGATATTCTTTTTCAAGGTTTCCTGTGATTTCTCTTGAATCAGAAGTCTTAATACCTTTTTCAAAAGTCTGCTGGTCATCTTCCATTGTGGTTGACTCAACAGTGTTTGGCGGTGATGCAGGGCTTGGAACTGACTTAGCTGCGACCAAAAGATTGTATGTTCCTGCAAAGTCAGCCTGTTTTTCCGTGTGCTCTTTTACAATGACACGCGTTCTATAACTTGTTGATGCCATGATTTCCTACTTCCTTTCTGCTTATAGCTGATCTAAATGCTCAACGTTTCCAATTACGCGAGTTGCGCGGAATGTAGCCGTTCGCACTTGCTTGGAAATTGTTGTGATTACATTTGATACTTCAAAACTTTGTTGTTTAAAAAAAGACACCGCATATGCTGCGATGTCCTTAGTTGCTTTTCTTGAACCTTTGTTTGTAATTGTGATCTGAAATGTTGGGCGAATTGCATTGATTGTCTTTGCTTCATTCGTTCGTCCGGCTTCTGTGACACCGATTTGTCTGACTAAAAGCGTCGGGAATACTGCGGTGCCGCCCGATTCTTCTTCTTGCGTCACTTTAATTCCTCTTACCTTGCTTTCCATGTACGATTTCAAAAGGGAACATAAGGTGTCTTCAAAATCAAGTGCCCAACTATTTAACTCATTTTCCACCGAATACCTCCCTTGCAATTTTTACGTACTGTTGAATAATCTGTTGCTCCGCATTATACATAGGCATTGTGGCTTTGATACCGTGGGTATAACGCCATGTTTCGGTCTTATCGTCCCAATAGTACCAACCATCTTCAAAAGCGTGTATTTGCCCCGGATATGTGCCTACACCGAATCCAAGTTCCGGTGCTTTGGGGTTCTCTGCGGAATTATAAAAAATACCGGCTCCAAACTCTACCGCCAACAAAGTATAGAATGGTTCTCTATCTTCTGCCGTTACCGTTTTTCCGGTCGCAATGAGAATCGCGTTCGAGGTCATTAACTGCGGTGCTTTATCTACCCTTACCGTTATCGTGTTTCCTAATGGTGATTCCGATATGTGTTGTATTGCCACCGTCTGACCTATCTGCGCAAGCCTAGAAACAAGTAAATCACATTTAGCTTGTAAACTATCGCGGTACTTTTCTAATTCCTTTATGGCGGCTTGTATGGATTTAGAGGATAATGTCATTGAAATAGTTTTCTTTGCCATGCAATCACCTACTTAATATTCTTCCGAAGAAGAAACAAATCCGTGATCAGTCCTTCATCAGCAACTCCTTTTACGATGTAGTCTGCGGTTTCTGAATCCACAAGTCCATCATCAGTGCGTTTGACTTCCGAACGTTTCCACACCACATCACCGGCTTTCAGTGGCAAATATCCTTTATCCGTTACAAGCTGACAGTATGATGTACTATCATCAATTCCGAATTCTTTCACAAGGGCTTCTGACAGCTTATTGCTGATATTGGCTTTGAATGTTGTAGGTTCTGAAAACCCTTCAACTTCCTCGCCTTTTGGAATCTTGTTGCCTTCGGAATCTAAATAAGGTACAAAGTTCCCATCGGAATCCTTGTACCCTTCATAGACAATATCTCCATTTTCGTCAGTTTGTGGGATAAATACCCTCTGACCGGATTGTGAATACTTCATTTCCTGCTTGTTAATGTCAAGCATTGGTGTTTTCCTCTGGGATTCCGGCAACACTTGTCAGAAGCGATAACACTCCGGCAAGGACTGATGCAGAAAGAACATATTTCCAATCCACAGCGCCCATAAATGCCGCCGTTCCAATTCCGGCAACCGCCGCCTGTGCAACAGTCTTGATTGCTCTGATTCCGGCTTTCTTAGTCCAATCCTTCCAATTCCTCATTGCTTTTATCTCCTTTCCCTATATTAATCTCTTCAATCTCATGTTTCATTTTTGTAACCATTCCATTTCCACCTAACGCATGGTACGCATCATACATCTCACAGAAGTTTTGATAGGCATATGACGGTATTTCTCCGATTCTGGTGTACTTTGCATGGTATTCAATAAGCTGGACGCGCAAAAGGAGCATTGTCCCTTTGCTGTTCGCATCCCTGCTTTTCTTTTGCTGTTTAAGAAGCCAAACTATATATCCAAGCACTATCGGAAGCACTACAAGATAAGTTTGAATCAAAATACTTTTCATTTGAATCTCCTTTTGACGCACTGCCCACCACCGCTTAATGTGCGCCGCCTGCAACCATTTTACCGACACCGGCAATATGGTCACGCTCAATCTTCTTTATAATTGCATTGCTTTTACGAACGGAAACACTCCAACAAAAAGGCTTTCACGGTCTTTCCATGTCCGGCTCACACCGTTTTCGGAAAAACTTGCCATGTATGCTTCTCCTGCCTGCGACCGGTCGTACACTGCCAAATTGACCATAATGTTTTCATAGTTCTTAACATCACTGTCAATCTGGTCTTGCGTGTATGTGTCCGGATAGTTCCGTCTGCTGATAATCTCTTTCCTTGCCTGCTCTAAAAGCTGTTCAATCAAAGGGTTACATTCTTTTTCATCAAACACAACTTTATCGGACTTTTCTCCGGTCACTTCATCCTCTACCTCTTCTATATGAAATTGTTTTAAACGAATCTTTACTTGTTCGACAAGTGTGTATGACATAAGCGATCTCCTCCTACAACTTTACACCTTCCATAACTGCTCTTGCTTCAAGGACTGCAATATAGTCAGTCATTGCCTTAATCTGCATATTGTAAGTGCTTCTAGGACATGTAGGTTCAAAATCAAGTTTTCCAGAATCCCACTTTTCAAGCATAGCCTTTAATTTCTGATAGTGAATAACAACCTGCTGATATTCCGCTCTAAAACATTCCTTATAATCGGAACTATTCATCATTTCAACTGTATCTTTTAATTCCATGAAACTAACCTCCTACAGATTAAATTTTGCAATCAGAATTTCTTTCAGTTCCGCACCGCTTGTCGCTTGTGCGTTTTCAATCCCCTGCTCTGTGGCAAGTTTTTGCAAGTCTGCGGTACTCATTCTGTTGATTTCGGTCTTTGTATATCCAACGGAAGATACCGGAGAATTACTCTCCGGCACCTCTTCTCCTGCGTTGTACCATTTACCATTATGAATCACTATATATGGATATTTCATAGTTGCACCCCCTACTATTCGCTACGAACCTCATATACGAATGTGCTATCCATATTCTCGTATGATGGAAGTACAACCTCAGATGCAAATGTTGACATCTTCATAGGTGGTCCATACTCTGTCTTTGTAGCGACTGTAATACCTACACCATATGTTGTTACATCAACATCAGCTACCTGTCTTGCAGTTCTTTCTTCCGGTGTAGTGCCAAACCAAGTGCTTCCAAGGCTGCCTTCTGGAAGAAGTGTAACCTTGTTATCCGGGTAGAAGTACTGCTCTTTGCCATCATCATCAATGTACATCTTATCGTAAAGTACGATAGTGAGCTTCGCCCTCTTCTGTACCACCGAAATAACAGTATCATCGTCAACCTCAATAGTTGCTGTAAGGTTCTGTGCAAGAATTGAGTTTCTTATTTGTGCATTGTCAAGCAGATATTGAAATGTATTGCTGTTCATAAGTGCGTATCTAGCAATCTTACCCTGCTTCTGTAACTTCTTTCTTGCATTGTTAAGGTCTGTAAGTGGCTTTGAATTAGCTGTATCGCTCCACATGCTTGTGCCGGATAACTTTGCGTAATGGTCTTTTGCGTATGAGCCATCCTTATCGTAATCATAAGCGTACTGAACGCCATCACTTACAATAGCAATTACCGGATGACCTGCATTTGTAGAAAGAAGTGACATTCTCATGCGCTCCGGTACAACTTCTGCGCCGCTTACGAGGTTGTTAGTGTCGTCATATACACTTGATAAAGCACTTGCAAGGTAAGGGTCGTCTTCTGATTGAATACGCTCGATTTCAAGCATTTCCTCTTCACCAACTGTCATTCCCTCGCGGAAAAATGCCATCTGTGTTTTTTCCTTACTTAATCCGCCTCTAGATCTAAGAGTTGGGATTGTGTCAAAATTAGATGGCGCAAGTGAAACCGGCAAACCCTTGTGTGTCTTAATCCAACTTAAATCAAGTCCCTGCTTCTTTCTTTCTGGAAACCACTGTAAACCAAGATAAGGTATCTGATTACTAGCGTTTTCTGTTGCCGATAATGCGATAGACTTACTGTCTAATACTTCATTAATTAACATCTATTTACCTCCTGTTATTATTCAAATACAATCATTGGAAGAGCTGTCTTAACTTCTGCGTCATATGTAACGCCGGAATGCGCTTCTGCTACTTTCGTGTTAAGATATGCTTTCTTAAGCAGCACTCCTTGTGGCCTGTCCTCTGTTACATCAAATCTCAAAATACCCACTACCGTAGCCGTATTGTCAGCCTTGCCATTTGCTCCGATTGGAGTACCTGCTTTGACAATCTTCTTGCCCTGTGCGTTTTTAGTTGTTACACCATCAAAATCAAGCGTTAATGGGATTGCTTCATTAGGCTCTCTCTTTAAAATCTGAACATCTCCTGCGTATAAAGTCTTTTCATACTGCATATTCATTTCCTTTGCCATTTCTTACCTCCTGTTATTGTTGAATGTAATGTGATAAAACGTCATTGTTCTTAGGTGCATTAGATATAAGGCTTTCTGCTATCTTTTCAGCATTTGTCTTATTATCTGCACCGGCTTTATTACCGCCAGCCGTGCCACCTCCCGGATTCGTACTGCCTTTTGCAATCTCCTGTTCCTTGGCTTGCGCTGCCGCGGTCTCTTTTTCAGAGATAATCTTTCCAAGAACGTCATAATCAAAACTGCCATCGTCTTTTACAATCTGTGCTGCCTGTTCTGCGGTAACATTAAATTTAGATGCGGCATTGGCTCTCTGCGTGGCTATTGCCTGCGCTTTTTCAAGTTCCGCGATTCTCGCATTGGCTTTTTCGAGGTTCTTATTTGCCTGCTCGACTTCCGTGAGCTTTCCCTGTTCGATATCATCGAGCTGCTTCTGCAACTCTTCAGCTTTGTCAGCCTTTGTCTTGTACTCGTCAACCCTTGCTTTGGCTTTCTGTACGGAACTTCCGTAATCTGCCATGATCTTGTCCGCGTTTTCCTCGCTTAATCCCATAGCAATCAGATCTTCTCTCTTCATTCATTACCTCCGATATGTCATACGAATTTTTATACGGTGCAACGACACCGAACGACATTGTTGATTTTTACGCTCACAACTTTGCGAATTTTTATAAAATAAAAACAGCCGCCGATTACTCGGTGACTGTTTTATCTTTGTTTGTCTGGCTCTGTGCGCCATCTGTATTCATTTTATTTATCAATTCTTGTGCTTTCTGTTCCTGCGCTTCTACATCATCAATGGTTTTCCACAGATTATCCAAGTATGGCTTTGACAACAGGAATGTCTTTTCCGCATCTCCCCAAAGTCCAACAGACTTAATTGCCACAAGCGGATGAATACCGGCTTGTAAAAGCTGATATAGGGTCTGTGACTTGGTATACATATTGTCTTGTGGGCTATGGTTAATCTGAACATCAAAGTCACGCAAACTCAATCCCAAATCATGATCCTGTATACGAATCACATTCAAAACAACTTTCGCAAGTCTTTTTTCAGCCGACTTTACAATTGGGTCTTTCAGTTTGGCTCTTGACTTTGAGAAGTCCCATCCGTTTCTAAGCTCAACCGCCCCCTGTGTATCTCCACCGGAATTATTGTTGTTCTTATTCGGTATAGCAAGAATGGACTGTGCATTATCCCACAAATCATCCTTTGCGACTTGGCACTCTGTCTGATTCAGTTCTTGTGTCATAATGTCAACATCTGATTTATTCTGCTCATTATTGGATTTTACCGTCAGCGCATGGGAAATCTTCATTTTTTCAAAGGTTTCCGGGTCAATGTCGCAATTTACAAACTTTATCCAAAACTGAACAAACTGCTCAACGCCATCCATTCGGTTTGACTGCATTGTATTGATTGCATCTAATAGCCCGATCACAAGCTCAATATCAGAAATGCGCTCATGGTTGTTCGGAAACTCAACAATCGGGATTCCTCCAAAGCCATGCAGTTTCCAATCTCGAACCTCTCCGTTCACAATCTTGCACTCGTAAGAGTCCGTGTAGCAGAGTTTATACATCTGTCCATCAGCATCCTTAAGCTCTTGGATTGCTAAAAGTGGTTCTTCTGTGGATTGGTTATAAATAACAAATGTATTCATTGGTGTTGGTGCGACAATTCTAAATGGCATATCTTCATTTTTTGTAATCTGCACCGCCTTAAATGACGTTCCGGTTGCTGACTGCCACTCTCCTGCCTTAATGTCCTTTTCCTGCTTATTAGCATCAGTCAGATAATCGTTAAATTCATCAACCGCATTGTTTATACGGTCATCGTCTTTCCTACTGATAAGCTGAATTGGCTCACCGTAAGTCTGACCAACCTTGAATTGAACAATCTCATAGGCATGGTTTTCAGGCACCTTATTGGTTATATCCGCATTTTGCACCTTTGTTCGGTACAATACAGGCTGATCGCCCTTGTAGTAGTTCCACAGATACCGAATGACTGTCTTGTTGAAATAAAATGCACCAATGCAGTTTCCGACAACATTTACGATATTGTCTGCCGTGATCTGTTCTACGTTAGCATATGCAATTTTTCTTCCGTATCTGCCTTTTACAAGGTCGTGAAAATACTTTGTATTCATATAAATAAAACTCCACTACTGCAAGCGCGTTTCGGTATTGGCTTTGTTTCAATTTTGCCTGTTGCCACGCGATAAATCACAATATGATTGCATTTTTTACATTTACACGGATGATCTATCGTAGATCTCCCATCATAATGTCCGGCAATTCTTCCACAATCCGGGCAATATATAGTTACTTTTTTCATAGCAACCTCTTTCTTACAAAAAAGGCACCGCCATTTCTGACAGTGCCTTTTACGGGTTATATGCTTTTGGGGTTGTAGGATTTTGTTTTTCTACTCTTTTAGTATACCATGCAAGTTTTAGGAAATGTTGTGAAAGAATGTGAACTATTGTGTACTTTTATGCACTCTTTTCAGAGTAAAGATGTCCATAACGTCTTTCAAACTCCTGCAATGCTCTTTTCCTAAGTTTCATAATGTTCCTGTAGGAATATTTCATCTCAACGGAAATCAAGTTCCAATCTTTCCCATTGACGTAATGTGATGAAAGCACGATATATACATCTGTATTATCCATACTGTCAATTTGCGATATGATAATCCGTCTTTTATCAACCAATTCATCTACAAGCGTCTGGATCTCATTCTGTAAATCAACAATTTTCGATACCGCGCCCCCCATCTTGTCGGGATTGCCGGATGATTGCACATCCACCTCTTTCGGGGATATGGATATAGATGTTGCCATATCGGATAGCCTTTTGATTTCTTCCAGCTTATTTGCAATCGCATGGTCAATTCTGCTTATCTGTGAAAGATATTTGTCTGTTGTCATATCCTAATACCTCCTGAATGGGTTTACTGCCGCTTCTACCTTTGCGGTATTGTTTGGGTTTTCTATAAACATTTCAAGCTGAGTTAAGCCGTCTGCCGCATCGTCGTGTTCATTACCGCCAATACTTACAAACATAGAGAGTTCATCCATAGCCGCTTGATATTCGTCATTTCTATAATATCTTGTTACTCCAAGATCTGAATCTTTCTTCATTTGATCTTGTGTCGGTCGGTGCGTATCAAGAAATATGAATTTTCTCTTAATATCCCCGGAATATGCTATGATCTTCGATAACTTTTCAACATTGTTTGGTGCTTTTCTGCTTGTGCACGAGCATTTATAGTCCTGCGCCTGCAACTTTTCATCTACATATTTGCAATACAGATCGCCCCCGGTATTTCCCTCAAATCTTGTCTGCCGAATCTCGTTCCCGATAATTCGTCCAACAACAAGAGGGATTGTTACCTCTTTCGGGCCTTTGTTGAATACCCAATCGTAAATATAAACATCACCGTTTTCATATTCTGCTCCAATCGGCATTGACAAGCTATCGCCACCGCCCCAGGCAACATCCACAACTCCGATGCGTCGGAAATCTCCGTCCGGTAGGATTCCGTTAAATAGTCTCAAATCCGTATAAAGCAATCCCTCGCGGACATATGGTTGCTGCATAAACTTAGCCATCCATTCGGCATTGTCAAGCTTATCTCGCATATCTCTGTAGTATTCCGTGGAAAATCCGTTGATTTCATACGCGAAATTGCTTTCGTCATTTTCATTAAGTGCCGGAATCTTACGGAATCGGTATTGTGGATCATGCTCATATTGCTTTCTCATGCGCTCCAATGGATCTAAAACATTCCAAAGAGTACCGACCATCAATTCCCTTGCACCGTCATTTTTACGGTCAACCATCTTGTTTAGGTACTCTTGGTATGTGTTTTCCATTCGAGTAGGGCTTAATGAATGCTCTCGATCACGAACCAAATCATCGACATACAAATATCCATCTTTTGAAACATCGACCGCTCCTGTCCATGTTCCGTCAATACCACGACACGTTACGGTTGCGAATCTGTCCGGATCTCCAAGCGTAATCGTAAATTCGTCCGCGCTTTTGTCTGTCGGAAGTGCTGCGTTTGCGTATTCCGGGTGCCAATAAGCAAAAAGTTCCGCAAAGGTATATTCTTCCGTGGTAAAAAGATTCATCAGTTCTTTGTAAAAACCTTTTGCTAAAATACCGGAGTGACCGCCCATAGCACTATGGCTGTTTGGTCTGCGCAAAGCCACCCACGCAAGGAAGAAAATACAGATAGTCGATTTACCGACACGCGATGGCATTGACAATCCGTAAAATTTAATCTTCCGGTTTTCCAAATCTTCAAGATCGTGGGCTACTATATTCAGCGTCTTGCGACGCGGATAATAAAACCGTTTACTCCAATTTCTTTTGCGCTCCATAAAGTAGATGAAGCTCTCGAAACGATAAAAGCTCTCTAATCGCAAGACTTCATAGAACTGATTCACAAGTTTGTATCCGCCTTTAATGTCGTGATCCTGCGCATATCGTTCAAGTTCCCATATGCTACCTCCCGCATTTTTCTGCGTAAATTCGTTGATTAAAGCCTTTGTTCTTTCGGTTATAGTCAATCCGTAGTCAACGTCTTTTTCCGTCCGAATTGCCACATTGCACGCTTTCAAAAAGGCATCTATTACCTGTTCATCAACGCCTTTTCTCTGTATGTAGTTTTCATATCCATTTACTGCATTGATTAACTGCTTTGAAGCCAAATAAAAAGCACCTCCGCAAAAAGCAGAAGTGCCTTGACCTCTGCCTATAATTTTTCTAGGTTAGCGACTAACTCCATTTGTTAGCCGGTAATACATATTTACAAAATATTCATTTTCTTGAACGCAGAAAAGATTTTCGGGGCTTGAATTGCAAGCCAGTCAACCATTTCCTCATTCTTTGCCCATGCACCATTGTAGCAATTTGAAGAATCAGATAAACCACTTTCGTTGAAGAATGCATGGATAATTTCATGCCTTAAAGTTCTTTTTCGGTATGATTCTTTCTCTTTCTCGTTCATATCTGGGAAGTACTTTTCTTCCGACATGTCGGCAATTACGATCAGCTTGCTATCTTCTCCGCAATAGCCTGCAAGACTTTTTCCCTCCATGAAACTGTCCTCTGATACTTTGTGGATTTCAATTCTGTATTCTGTTCCAAGAATATCTATTTTCATCGTATCATCACAAATAAAAGACTCGTTCTGTGATGTTTTTATTCCTAACTTGGCTTCGTCTAATTTTTTTCGAAGTCTTGTTATTCCTTTTTCCATTTTTTTAATTGTGTCTTGGTACTCCATGCGCTCACTCCTAAATTCTTGCAACTACGTGTTCTTTTACAATTTCTTCTTTTTCCTGGTCGTAAATAACCGAACCGTTTTTATCAGTCTTATTCTTATCAAATTCGCAAGAAACTTTTATGCTTGGGTATCTCAATGGCTTGCAGTCAGCATGAAAATCAAGATTATACACTCCCTTTTGCCATTTTCCGTTGGCATAAATCTTTGTGTAACCGCCTTTTCTGGTTTTGATTATAATTTTTGAACGTGTTTTCTTCATTTCCAATGCACCTTGAACCCTTTCTTCTTATACTCCTCTACGGCTTTTTTAAGGCTAATATCGTCCTCATACTTTTCATTCAGCATAATCACCACATTACCTTTTTCAATGCCGTATATGTTGCAATTTGCAAGTTTCTTAGCCGTTCCAAGGATAGCCTTTGCCTGTTTGCTGCTCATTTCATAGGTTTTGGTTTCCATATTAACAGTCATTTCTCATACCCCCCTAATCATTCCTAGCAGCCCTGCACACACGAGTATTGCATCTCCTCGAATATCTAATACTCATTACAGAATCATGTACAAGGTCTGGCATATACCCTCTCTCTAAAATAGTTTTTGATATTCCTCTTGCTTGCTTGATGCTATTGAGTAATGGCATGTTTAAATCTTTTCTAAAGTGCTTAAAGTACGAAAAGAACCATTCTCTTTGTGCATATTTTATATTGTGCCTTATTCTGCTATCTAATTGCAGACAATGAAGCATTTCTTTAATTCTGATCATTTCTCATAAACTCCTCAAAATCTTCCATACATTTATAACACAAGTCGTATGTGGTATTTAAAATGCCATTCCTTGTAATGGAATTTCCACAAAGTATTCCTTTTTTAATTTCAGTACCACAACGATCACAAGTACACCATTCTTTTTGATGTTTCATATAAATCCCTCACTTATCACATTCGATTCCCGGAATGAATGTTCTTTTACCCATACAAGCATCTTCAAAAGTCGTAGTTTCTATTGAACATCCGCAACTAACCGGGTCTAATGGACAATTTTCATGATTAATACATGTGCATAAAATTTCTTTTTCCTGCTTCATCATTTCACCAACTTTCAAAATAACCCTAGCATGCATAAAATATCAAGTCCTGATATTCTCTCCGCACCCTCTCTTGTGTGCATAAGAATATCTTTAAGTTTTTCATTTTCTGCATCGCTGTATTTATTTCTATCATACGCTTCCGAAAAACAATAATATTTGCAATATCCATAGCCTGTACCAAGCATGTTTCCGTGAATGCTCTTTCCGACAATATCGTAATATTTTGGTACTTTTAAAACGTTATGTTCTTCATCCATGGTACATTCCTTTTGCTCTGCTTCTAGTTTTGATTGAAGATATTTTAAAAAACTAACAATATCTTTTTCCGTTTTGGAAATATATAAAATAGTTTCTTTCATTCTTCCACCAACTTTCTTCCGCAGATAGGGCAAAAATTAATTTTTACGGCTCCTGCAACCTCTTTTCCATCGCTATTGTCGAAAATCATGTTATTTTCAGCTCCAAAAAGAACTAAATTTCCTTTACCATCAATGATTTTCTTTTTGTTACGACAAAAATCACACATTCTTACGCCCCTCCCATTTATTAAATACCACGTTTTCAAATATTGCCGTTTCCACCTTCTCCGGCTGACTTTCTGGAACGTTCCTTGCCGGAATCTGTGTAAATAGGTATTTGCAATAAGGGCACATATTAACTTCGGAGCCAAGTATTAGCATTCCGCAGCACAAGCAACTTGTCATAATTCGCACCTCAATCATAGCAAAAATCGGAATCCTCGTGAGATTCCGTGTCTTTTGTGTGATATAAATATTCCATAATGTTTTTATCATCGAATAGCGACACAGGGAATCGAACCCTGTCAGCCAAAACCATGCCAACCGCTTTCAAATCTGCAATTTCTAATCACGGAAGGGTTTTCTGTTACCAATAATGCCGCTACCATCCATAAGTCTCCCATCGACCGGAACTATTGCAGTAGCACCCGACTAAGTGGAGATAAGGAATTGATATGGCGAGGATTCGAACCTCGCAGAAAAGATTTACTTTCTCATAATGTCCCGGAGAAATACTTTCTCTGTATTGCATTTTGCAATAGACATTTCATAGCGTTTACCCATTCCGCCACACATCAACGCCCTATTTAGGGCAAGCGCAGTGTGTAGGATTCGAACCTACAAGGCGAATAAACGCCCGACCGGATAGCAACCGGCTCCAATACCGTTATGGGAACACTGCAAAATAAACATGATTAAGGTTTCCCTTTATCCATCACAGATACAGCCATATTCAGCCACCGTGGAGATAAGTCTGAGCTTCCGGGTGCGACCCTTGGCTTCTTACCCCTGTCAAGCACGAATGGGATTGATACCCACAAATTTCACGGTTCGTTCAGAATTGTTTTTTGCCCACAAAAAATTGCCATACCGCTACTTTAACGAATTTCTTGTGTTATACTCCGGTTTCCCGGATTCAAGGCAAACTGACTTAATGAGTTTTCCGCATATAGTCCGTGGTCTCTCACACCGCACACATCAACGGATTATTCTTGCACAGCAAGCGTCTATTATTCGTCAGCCACAAGGATTCTGCTTTTGACTTCTCTATGATGATACACCACACAGAATTGTTGATAGTTTCTATCTTCTTGCTTAAAATCACTTTCAAGCAAAAGCTGTCAGTCAATCCAATATCTCGAATTGGAACAACTCATTACCATGCGTCTCGGCAGGATTGAAAAATCCATCTGCACCGAGGTAATCATGTTTAAATGATCGGTACGAGATTTGAACTCGTGTTACCACCGTGAAAGGGTGGTGTCTTACCGCTCGACTAACCGATCATAACCGCCACGAGACGGTTAGCAATATGTTTTACGTGCTATGCGTTACACGATCATGTGCCGTGGGATAGACGCATGATAGAATACCACCGGACGGTCTCGCACCGTCCTTAACAGAATGAATCGTCCTAGTGGCGAAAGGAGGAACCCAAATGCTTGAATCACTCAACCAAGGGTTGAAGTACATATGAAAAACATACGTGGCTACATGGAACGTCAGCATGTAACCAATTAGGCTACCGGGATTCGAACCCGGGAATACAGGAATCAAAATCCTGTGCCTTACCGCTTGGCGATAGCCCATCATTTCCAAATGACCATAATATTCATTGCAAAAATCGAATATGAAAGCAAATACCCCATTGCGTTTGAATTGTCTGTCTGCTTTACTTGTTGCATCATAAGGCTAAGTATCGTAATGGCGTCTATCGCCGTAGCGATTATATTTAAAATCATATCAATATCCCCCATCATCAAAGCTGTGTTCCTGTTTGAATCGTTCCATTTCATTTACGCTCATACCGAAGATCCCGGCAGATGAATCAGAGTCCGTATGTTCGAAATACTCGCCCTGCTGTGGAAACATAAACCGGAACATGGCATAGTTTGCAACATCACACAGGTATTCAAGATTCCCGGTCTCTTCAAACTTGGAAAGATTCATTTTCAAACTTTCGATTGCATCCACATTTCCGGTAGAAAAGTTCATTCTTGCCGGTCCGTATTTGTAATACGACTGTTCAATCAATCCTTTGCGTTTTTCATCAAAGGTTTCGGAATACTCGGTTTTCATCAGCTCATTGCTGCAGCTTGCCATTACACATCGCCCTCCGCCCTGTGGTTTGCTCTTTCAATGTCAAACCCTTCCGGATAACGTGCCTTAAGTTTGTCTACGTTCATTTGCATGATTTCATCAAGGCTCCAGCCGAAGGATTCGCAAAGCATTGCAAGATACCAACAAATATCGCCAGCTTCTTTCTTAGCATGGTCAATATCAAGCTGTTTCTCGTGGAAAATCCATTTTTTGATTATGTCGTTGAGCTCTCCAACCTCGCCGGATAGTCCAAGGCAAGCATTAAAGATGCCGCCAAAATCAAGATGTTGTTCGTCTTCTGCAATCAAATTTTGCTGTAGCAGATATTTCATATCGCACGTTAAAATATTTTCAAGCATTCTGCCTGTTGCTTTGCGATCGTTTGTCCGCATGGCTAATTTCTGATACTCGTTTCCGGTCATATATCATTCTCCTGTCCGAAACACTCTTTTTTGTTTTTAAAAAATTTTTGGAAATTTAGTTGCGAATCGCAACGTGAAAGTGAATTGTTATAAATTTATTATAGCCTATTTACGGTGAAAGTCAATGGGTGTTGTTGTAAGTGGCTTTTTATTTTTTGAGGTATTTAAGGGACTTAGTAGCCGCCCGGTGGCCCTTCTGTCAGACCCCCTCCCCGTCCTTTTCTTGCAAACATGGAAACATAAAATGTTTTCCGTTTCGTTCTGTTGTCATTGTGTGAAAATCAAATTGTTTTAATACAATTCATGTCATACCCTTGCAACTATTCGCAAAACCTAACTTTTCCGAATAGTTCACGAATAGTTAAAACGCTACACCCCTTGATATTACTGCATTTGCGAATTGTAGAATAATCACACACAATTTAAACCGTGTTATTTGCCACTGCATCTGTGAATTGTGTATCAATTGCGTGCAATTCTTGGCTCTTTTTCTCGTCCAGCCTTGGCAGTTCCTGCGCTGTGATTGCCCTTCTTTGGGTGGCATTATCGCCAATTCCTGGCTGATTCATGCCAAATTCGTTGTTGCCCACGAACATAGTACCCACTGGACTGTTGGAGTCATACGCTCTATCAAGGATGCAATCCTTGCGAGATCGTTGTAATTTTTGCCAAATCTTAAAAGCCAACGAACTTGATTCCTCGTCTTTCCAAAGGTCAAATGTTGTAGTAGGTATATTACAAAAATAACTGAATGCCACTGTACTTACCAGCTTACTGTAGACATTGGAGATATATATATAATAATCACAGAGCTTATATAATACCTCTCTATCGTATCTATTACAGTTAGTCGGTATAGTTGCATTACCAAGAGGACTTAAACTCTTGTCCTTTAATACTTTAGTATCCGGGAATAAATGCATTCCAACATACTGCATTACAGCTTTCCACTGTCTCTGCCCAGCTTTTAACAGATCATCGATGTGAAATTCTATACAAGCGTTGTCTATTAAGTCTTGCACAGTTGATGTGTATATTTGTACTGTACCTAGATCCACTATAAGGGTTGTAAGATCTACATTCTCTACACTCTTTACATCCTGCATATACTATTCACACCTCCGTTCTGTTTAATCTCTTTGATTCTGGTATACACTATTTCCGGGATTAAAGTCAAGCCTTATTTTTTACGGTGGTATTATATACTTACGCCGCGCACGTATGCGGATATACACTTACTATAAACCTATAGGCTTTAGATACAGTATATTATTATTAATTTAAAAGATTAAGAAAAAGAGAGAGAAAGAGAAACATAGTTCTGAAAAAGCGACGTCAGACGATTGTGTCGCCTTATGTCATACTATTGTCAGACGATTTTTTGTAAAAACTGATACTATTCTATCATTTTTTGACTTATCAAAGACCTAATGAGCCTAGCCTTGTTTATAAAAAATTAAGAAAAATTTTATAGTTTGTTTACGGTTTTTGGAGATTTTGTAAGATATTCCCGGACGCGTTGTTTATTTTGGACATGGCAAAAAGAAAAGGCAGCCGGAAAAGCTGCCCTTTGTTTGAAAATATTCAATTACGTTCTTATTGCTTCTGAACCAGCTCGTAAACCAATGCGTCAATACGTTTTTCCATTTCGTCAAACTCGCAAGTCTCATTTTCCTGAAACGCTGGCATTAACATATAATTTTCGAATTCTTTCGCTGTATCGTTCCATTCTCCACCGGTTGCAAAAGATAAATCCCCATTCTTCAATATTGCCAAGCTATCAACATTCATCTGCGATTCAACCAATTTTCTAACATATACGGAAATCGGCTCACCGCTTGGCAACTTATAATTATCTCCTGTAAATTGCCACTGACTTCTAATTTTTATAATCTTTTTAAAATCATTTCTTTTCATGTTTGTTTCCTTTCATATGCTCTTGTTGACTCCACAATCCAACTGTGCTATTATACTTTTGCGGCGCACTTAAACCGCAACATGAGATGTTTTGAAATACTCACTTTATGAGGTATTTCGCGTCGCAGGAGGGGGATTTATTCCCCCTTATTTTTTGTGAATTTCTTGTATTCTTCAAAATCTTTCATAATCGCGTTTACAATCATCTCTGCGACGTCGCTTTTGTCGTAATAATCCCCGGACTTGTCACTGTATCTATTTCTGTCAAACGTTTCAGCTTCCACGATATACTCATATTCGCCACCCGAATAATCGTGCGGAATCAATTTCAGATCCGCTCCGAGGTACTCGCGTCTCTTTGCTTCCACATTGTTTTCCGTCCAATCCATGAGCACGATATAATGTGGCCCCCATATTTTGTGATTGTCTACTCCACCCATAAAGATATTTACATTTTTTGTGATTTCTTCTCTGCTTAAATCTTTGCTAATTTCCATGGTTGTTCCCTCCTTGGCTTTCGCCTTTGCTCTATTCCTTTGATCTGTCTATACTATAACACACATATATCACTTTTACAAGTGATATTTTATTTTTTTTGCAATTTCTTTTTCAGTTCCAAATCTTCCGGACTCTCTACATATATAAAGATGTCTTTCGGCTGCATATCCAAAAGCAGACAAAGATTATTAATGCTCTTTGCATTTATATTTGTGTCCTCACGTTTTATTTTTTTGAGCGTTTCTTGACTTAACAATCCGCTTGTTTTAGCCATGTAGGAGTTAAAGCCGATGCGCTCCAACGCGTCCCCTACATCAAATCTGTATTTTAGCATTGCGTACCTTCCTTTCTATATAGATTTTCTTAAATCAATCATACTTTTCCTATCTGGAAAAGTCAAGAAAAATATTTCTAAAAAAAGTGATATTTACTATTGACTGTCACTAAATTTAGTGATATAATACAAGTATCAAATGAAGCGCAGGAAACGGAGGAAACAACATGGAAAAGAAATACAGACTTGTAACGGAAACCGGACGCATTCTTCTTGGCGGAGAGACATACAACCACAACGCAGCCGAAAGATGGTTTGATGATTTCAACGGAATCTATGAGGATGAAGAAACCGGATCAGAAGAAAGAATATATATTGAGGAGGTATAGAACATGGAAGAATATTACATCACTTACAACGATTATTTTGGTTTTTGCGTTGTCGAAAAAATCAACGGAAACGGCAAAATCGTATTTACCGGATCAATCGAGGATTGTAATAGAAAATGCATTGAATTAAATAGCCTTAATTAGCCGAAACGCTCCAGATCGGAGCGTCAACTGCGGGACGGTCGCCGCGGCTCTGATGATGACAGACCAGAAAGGGAAAATATGAAAAATTTAAGCGAATGCAAAGAATATTATAAAGATTTATACATGGATTGTTTAGAAAATGATTCATTTGAAAAAAGCATTTTTGAAAGCACCGAAAAAGCCCGGTATGAAACTTTTTGCGAAACATTAAAATTTATCTATGGCGCAGATTTTGAAAACATTATGCCGAACTGGTCAAATGATGCATCGAAAGAATTTTATTCAAGAAAATAGTCGAAACCGCCACTTCTGGCGGTCTGTAGGAACTGCCCCACCTGCACTGATGAGACAGGGCACACGATGAAAGGATGGTTGATAATATGAAGTGGTACGCAGCAGAGATCGAAGACGATAATTTTGAAATGATTTTAGCCAATAGCGAAGAGGATGCTATCAAGCAGTATTTTGAGTTAGGAGATGAGCATGATCTATTTAATCTGATAGAGCTTGATGCAGATTACAACGAGGTGCGCACGATTTTATAATTCAGTGGCTTTACCGGGGTTCGATTCCCCGGCTTGTCTTTACCCGGAGCACCGGGAAATTTTGAAAATATGGAGGAATAAGGACATGACAAGAATTGAAAAAATGAGGAAAGACGGATACCCAAAGATTATAAAAGGAAACGGAGGATATAGAGCATATCTAAAAGATATGCAACCTCTAGGAGGTGGCGATTATATGGCTGTGTATCGTTATCCCGGCGGGGAATGCTGCCACAGCCTAGAAGAAATACAAAAATGCTTTGAAATAATCGAACAATAGCCGCCGCAGAGGATGCCCGCCGGATCACTACCGGCGGCGGTTTTATGAAATTGAAAAGGAGAAATAAAAAATGAATGAAAATAACTATGTTTTGCACGCAAAAAACGGCGTTGTGCTTGTGACAGAATCGCAAGCAATTAACAACGCGCTAGATCAAGAAAAAAGTGGCGTTATTCCGCGTTACTCATTCCTGGATTATAAAACCGGTGAAAACCTCACACCGCCCGGATGGCTCGTGTGGTCAACTTTTGCGGACGGATGCGGCGTTGTGTACCGCAGATCTGACGGAAAAATGATTATAACAACAGGATTCCAAGGGGATTTTGTTGTAATTTAAGGCGGTACTCTTCCGCCCTATTTCGCGTGTTTGGTGCATCCGTTCCGGTTCGATTCCGGGAGCGCGGACTACATGGAAATCGGTTTCCATGCGCAAATTGACAAATAAACGTAACACAAGGAGGTGGGAAAGATGGGAAAATATGAGTATATCGGAAAAAGGGAAATCATGTGCCGGGTGTCTGCCCTTGGTTATCTGGAAATATCCGGCAAAATGTGCGGCTACTCAAAGTTTGAGGGCGTGGAATGGGTGGAGTCTGCAAAAATCAAAATAACCGCGCAGCGTGGCGGTGACTGGTTACAGATCACGCAAAGACCGGAAAACATAACACGCACTTACAGCCGGTACGACGGGAAAAACTATCTTGACAAGTGGTAAAATGCGGTCTATGCTAGACTATAACTACAGCCGGGCAAGCGTCTTCTGGCGTTTGCCTGTGATCGGCTATAACATCAAATATCATCAATGAATTATCTATATATAGCATAATATATGGTGTATTTGTGTTATTTGCGGAATGCCGCAGATAATTGCACGTTTGTTACACGTTTTTTGGAATCCGTGAAAATGGAATCTTGACCCCAAAAACGCTACCCCAGGGGGGTACAAAAAAATTACGAAATATTTTTTGGGGCGCGGAAAAAATTTTCTTTCATCAAAAACCCGCCAGTTAGGCGGGTTTTCTTATTTCTTCTCTTTCATTACAATTTCTAAATCAAGCCCCAATGCATCTGTAATCTGCCGCATTTCCTTTTCTGAAAAGTTGTCACGTTTCATTTTTTGCGAAAGATTTTGTGAGCTGGTGTCAATAAGTCTTGCTAGATCGGTCACTCTTAATTCCTTTTCAATAAGCGTATGTTTTACGATTTTTGCAAACAATGTACCGCCTCCTCTCTCTTGACGTGTTTCAATAATATCATAAATAAATTTATTATTCAATTATTTAATTACAAACAATACTTGACAATCACAAAATAAACCGTATAATGTAATTAAAGAGTTACAACAGTAATTGATAAGTTACAGAAAGGGGCACAAATATGGCACAAATAGAACAAACCATCACTACTTTAGAGATTGCAGAAATGATGGGAATGCGTCACGACAGAGTTTTAAGAAAATTGGAAGGACAGGATGTAAGGGGCAAACATACCGAAGGAATCATTGAAATTTTGACTCACCACAATTTAGGTGCGAGTGATTATTTCATTCCATCTACCTACAAAGATGAATCCGGAAAAGAAAACAAGTGCTACAAAGTAACCAAGTTAGGATGTGATTTTCTTGCAAACAAATTCAACGGAGAAAAAGGCATCGTATTTACTGCCCGATACGTGAAACGTTTTACCGATATGGAGAAAGCCATAAAGAAATCACAGGCGGCATTGCCGAAAAAAGATGACCTATTTGCAGATTGTTACATTTCAAAACAGCAATTGGACGCATCACGCGGAGCGTGGTTCAGAAAAAATAATTGGAAATTAAAAATTATCATGGAACAGTTTGGGTGGACGAGAAAATTTTTATATCACAAGATTCTCGTGGAGCTATCTGACATTTACGACTTAGAACTTGAAGAAAAGTTCTATGTACAGAGGTTTGGCTATAGGCCAGAGTACAAATTGGATTTGTTGGATGGCAGTAAAAGCCTTGCCAGACTTGCGACAGGATATATCAACTATTTATTAACAGAAGAAGGAGACTACTAAAATGGATGAATTTATTAAAATTGTATGTTCAAGTCAGCTTGACAATGAAACCGGAAACGCCTTTGTTGAATACTTCTCACCCTTAACAGAGAAGCTAAAAGGGTTATTAAGTGAAAATTTATATTCAGAGTTCGAGGAACTGCTTTTTAGTTGCTGTGCAAAGAATAATGATTTTTACATGACGGAAGGCGCAAAACTCGCTATAGAAATAATGAAAGGTTCTTACATTCCGAAAGTCTGACACAATTCCGGCGGCGATTCAAACCGCCGGATTTATTTTTGCCCTAGCGCAACGAAATTTTCTTTCGTAAAAATTAAAGACCGCGCCGCATAATCGCTTTTGCTCAACTCTTCTATCAGCTTTTCCCTAGTCATTTCCGGATTCGTCCGGTGAACGTACTGTAAGAGTTCTGAAATTTTATCCATTATGCAACAACCTCCATAAGTTCAATCAATAGTCTGTCTGCTATTTCAAATACTTCTCTTCCGTATGTAGCCAAAAAGTCTGCTACAATTTCCTCGGTGCCAATATCCATGTATACATTATACGAAAGACAGAACGCATGACATAATTCGTGACATAACACACGGTCAAGAAATTTTCCGCGTAGATCATCCGCAAGATATATCGTTTTCGTGTCCCTGTCGGTCATTCCTACTGTTCTGCTTCCGTCACTTCTCTGTAGCATATCGCTATGAAGCGATACTTTGACCAAATTCCACATTTCATTGTTTATCGTGAACAATTTACCACCTCGCAAACAAAGAGGGCAAAATGCCCTCTCTATTACATTTTCGTGACAAGCGTAGTCAACTTTGTCTTGGTCAACTGTTTCTCTTCTGGGGACATACCGGAAAACAGTTCGGTCACATCTTCCGAAAGAGATTTCATGTACTTTTCAAGTTCTTTCATCTTTGCGTCCTTATCTTCCGGTGAATTTCCGTTATGCATTTCCTTTGTTTCCATGTAGCTTCTCCGGCTCATACCGGCTCTGCCCTCTCTTGCATCGTGAGTACCGGTACTCATGCCGTTATTTCCGCTCATAGGCTCTGAATAATACATCTTCCCAATACTCATTCGGTCAAGGTCTCTCATTCGCTCTGCATCCGACATATTCTCCCATTCCCGGTAATCTTCCGGCATCTGATGATAATATGGAGGTTCTACATATCCTCTGCGTGTTCCACGTCCTTTCGGTGCGAATCTGCCATTTGCATAGCGGTAATGGTCGTAAAATCTTCTGTCTGGATAATCCTCGTACTGTTCAAGCATACGCATAATATCCTCGTTATTTTCAGACTTTTTCATTGCTTCAACAATGTTATAGTCTTTGTCAAAGCATACGATGTTCTTTGCAATCTCCGTCCAATCCTTGAGATCATCAAGGTTCTGACCCTCAAAATTCTCAATTCCGATGCCGTCAACGTGGGCTTTCACGCAATCCATAATCTGTTTCGCAAACTTATGCATAATATCAAGCCTCCCTTACTGCAATCAAATTACTGTTCTGTACTTCAATAGCCTGTGTAGATGTATTCTGCACCGCTACTGTACTGCAACAACCGCAAGGCACATCAACGTATGCCTGCGCCGAAACGTTAAAGAAATTCTCAACTGCGGCTGGGGTTACGATCATCTTTGTTGACTGCAAAGGCTCTCCATCAACCGCGATTGCAAGCGAAATCTCTCCAACTGTGCCGCCTGTCGGAATCTGAATGTTGCCGGAATACGATACCAAAAATCTAGCTTTGCACTGATTGGTGATACCTCTTAACTTGATAATTCCGCTTCCCTGTCTGTGTACGATACATTTTGTTCCGTTTACTGCTGTTTCTGTAAATGCCACATCTTCTCCAGCAGCAACGGTTTGTAATGCAATTCCTGTTACTTCCATTATTTTTACCTCTCTTTCACAAAATAAGGGCAAACATTATAGTCTGCCCTTTGATTATAAGTAATACTGCATAGCAGACATGATTGAGTTAAACTCAATTAAGATACTCAATTATTCAGTTTTAGCAGCCACAACCTGTATTGCATCCGCATCCATATGCATAAGCATTTGGGTTAGGCACGACATATGCCGGGATAGCAGACGGATTTACTGCATTGATAATCTGCTGTGTCTGAGCTGCCATCTGAGTTGTAAGTAATGCACTCTGACGATCCTGTGAAGCCGCTCTGCGAAGGTCATTATTTTCTGCCTGTAAGGAAGAAATTTTTTCATTGCAGAGATAATCAAGAATAGCGCGTGTTCCTGCGTTCTGACTGTCGATAATGTCTCTCGTGTTGCTGTTCATGGTGTTCTGCAACGCGCAAGTGTTAGTTGCCATGTTGTAGTTTACACCTTGGATAGCTTCTCTTGTTTCACAGCAACAGTTAGCAAGCTGTGACTGTAATGCGTTTGTATTCTGCATATTAGCGACTGTATCAGCATTGATAGCCTGCTGAATGCCGAATCCGGTCTGCAAAATGTTTGTGTTGATGCCATTCATGCCGTTTTGTACTGCATAGAATCCGTCACAAATTCCGTTTGTAATGCCGTCAAGTTTTGACACAACCGCCTGATTATCAAATCCGCGCTGGATTTCGCTTCCGACACCACCATTCATTCCGTTTCCTCCGAATCCGTTACCGAATCCACCCCATCCGAAGATAGCGAAGATAACGATAATGAACCATAACCATGAGCCTTCTGCGCCCCATCCATTGTTATTTCCGTTCCCGTCAATGTTTGCTACGAGCGGAACGGATGCACAATTACCTGTGTTAAACATAGAATTTACCTCCATAATTCATTTTTTATATACATAATCTTGCAAGAATTAGTATCACATTCCTAATTGGCTTTTAAACGACTCAAAAGCCTTGTCTGCGTCAATTCCCTTTTCTTTGCACAAATTCCTAGCCATCTGTTCAATGCCTTTGGAATCTCCATTTTGCGCCATCTGCATAGCGTTTTTAGCTAAAGGGTTGTTCATTACGCTTTTATTCCCCATCATTTGTTGTAAAAACTGCTGTGGGTTTTTCATTCCCTGTAACATCTGCATAGGATTCATTAAGACTCACTCTCCTTTTGTGTTCGTGAAGATTTTCTTTGCGTTTGCAAAGATAACTTATCCTCCAACTCTTCCATTTTGCCAAACAAACAATCCAATTTGTCAGTAATAGCCTTTGTCGCATCATCAGATAGCCCTATTTCGATTCTTTTATCTTCACTTGAAGAATCTGCCATCTGCTCATTAAAAGGCTTGTAAACGGTCTTTCTGATTGTTCCATTGGCATCCCATTGTTTTGCTACGATTGCGCTCATGTCCTGCATTGGGAAAAACGCAACGCTTCCATCCATAGGTACATCATTTGCCATGATCGCTGACTCTGACTGCACAACCTTTCCTTGAATTCCAAGAAACTGCGGTTGCATCTGCGGAATCTGTGGCTCTGGTTGTTGAAACCTCTGCATTGGGTTGTACTGATATGCGGCATAGCTTGGGTTTGGGTTAAATGCCATATTCTGATTTTGCATCTGATACATTTTCTTCCTCCAATACTTCCTTGATTGCGTGAATCATTGCTGACTGATACACAAGCGGAACCTTTGACACATCTTCTCTTGTTAAGATTTTTTCAAGAATTTCATCCGTAAATAACATTCCGCATCCCTCCTATGCTTATATTTTTGCATAAAAAAATACGGTTCTTCCGCAAAAAATAAGCAGAAAAACCGCATAAAAAAAGAACGCCCAAAGCGTTCCAAGCCTACCATTTTCAAAAAAGAATCTAAAGCACTTGCGCAGACTCCTTTCTTTTGTGTTCAGTTTTTGAGTACCATTTTGAGTACCAATTTTTTTAAGACGCCGCAAACACAGTGTTTATGCGACTTTTAAAACAGTCCGTACGGGAATCGAACCCTAGAGTAATTGCCTTGAAATGGCTTAAAATAG